AACCAGTAGCGCCAGTAGAACCATCAGAACCAGTAGAACCAGTAGCGCCAGTAGGTCCAGTAAAACCAGTAGCGCCAGTAGAACCATCAGAACCAGTAGAACCAGTAGCGCCAGTAGGTCCAGTAAAACCAGTAGCGCCAGTAGAACCAGCAGAACCAGTAGAACCAGTTACTCCGGTAGAACCACTAGGTCCAGTTACTCCAGTAGGTCCAGTAAAACCAGTAGCGCCAGTAGAACCATCAGAACCAGTAGAACCATCAGAACCAGTAGAACCAGTAGCGCCAGTAGGTCCAGTATTTCCAGTAGGCCCAGTTACTCCAGTAGAACCAGTAGAACCAGTATTTCCAGTAGGGCCAGTTACTCCAGTAGAACCACTAGGTCCAGTTACACCATCAGCACCAGTAGGTCCAGTTACACCAGTAGCACCGGTAGAACCAGTAGGTCCAGTTACACCAGTAGCACCAGTAGCGCCAGTAGAACCACCTGCAGGACCTGTAGCACCATCAGATCCAGTTCTTCCATCAGGTCCAGTTCTACCAGCACTACCAGTGTTTCCAGTAGGACCAGTAAAGCCAGTAGGACCTTGAACCCCTTGAGGTTCTCCTCCAATAATTAAAGAATCTTTCCATAAAGATCCACTAGGTCCTTGTCCTATTCTTAATTCTCCTGTATCAGTAGCATATCCTAGTTCTCCTTGTGATAATGGTTGAGAAGATCCAGTCCACGCAGGCTGAGTTCCTCTACGAAGTTGAATCTTAGTATACGACATTTTATTATATTAATATTAGGTTTTACCTCCGTCTATAGAAGATATTTGAATTGATGTTGGCTGTCCACCATCTATGGAAAAAGATTGGAATGAATTAGGTCCTCCACCATCTAAAATAGGTAATGAATAACATTGTGAAACTATTTCACAACATTGAATACTTGATTTCCAACTATATGAACCTAAATTACATATTCCTAATAAATTTGAATAATTATTTATAATTTTTACTTTATTATCCTTAACACCTAAATTCACATATCCTTTTCCTGGAATATATCGTCTTAACATCTTATAAAATATGTGGAAAGTTATTTTAGTAGTAATAGTAATAATTCTTTTATTTTGGAGTTCTCGAGAACATATGACTAATTCAGATTTAATTTCTACATTAAAGACGTTTGGAGCAGAAGGGACTAAAAAACCTTCTAAACCTTATGCTTCTGAAGCACCTATAATGGGTCCAAAAGCATCTAAAGTTGAACCAGCACCTCCTAAAACTAATAACAACGGAGATTCAGCATCAAGTGTATATCCTGATATTTATGGTCCTGAATACCAAGGTCCTCCTGGATCAAAACATTCTAAAGGCAAGAAATTATCTGGTAAACATCAATCAGATGATACATCTGATGAGACTTATCAATTTAATCCTGATTTAAAAAAGGCATTTCCTACAGAAGGACCTCCACAACCCTTTTTAACAGATTTCTCTAAGTTTCATTAAATAAAGATGTTTCCTCTAAATAATTTTGGTGGAAGTTGTTGGATTAATGCATGTCTTCAATTAATTTTTAGAATACCCGAATTACAACAAAGATATTCTAATAATGAATTTGATAAAGATAATGTGTTTGACCAATGTCTTTATCAACTTTGGAATTCTAAAGGTTCAGTAGGTTTAAAAGAATTATTTGAAGCTATTCGAGTATCTCAAAAAGATGTTTCTAATATGCCTGCAGGAAGAGGAACAGGTGATTCACATGAACTTTTTACTTTTTTATGTGATAAAATACCCTTTCTTGATAATCTTTGTAGATTTAAAGTAGCTCATTCTATAAAATGTAAAAATTGTGATTATAATAATTTAAAAGAAGATTCTGTTATTGAATTTGAAATTGAAGCTCCAAGTAATAATCTTTCATTAACTCAATGTATTGGTGAAATTGTTAAACCTATTATTTTAGACGAATGGAAATGTGAAAAATGCTCTAATAAAGGATGTGAGAAACAACAACTTATTGGATCATTTCCAAAAGTAATGTTATTTCATAAAGATTCTATTCAAGGTAGTATTGAATATCCTAGTATTTTAAGTTTGAATAAAAGAGATTATGGTCTAGTAGGCGTAACTTGTTGGAATGGCGGACATTGGTGGTCTTATGGTCGAAATCCTCCGCCAGGATCATCATGGTTTACATTAGATGATACAAGAATTGTAGAGCATGGTCCTAAACAATTTCCTATAAGTTCGAATATGAGACTCTTAATTTATTATCGCCTAGAAAATTAACAAGGAACAATGATAGATTCTGGAACTGTGCTTTTAGTAGGAATAGTTGCCGTTGTTATTTTAGGTTTATTTGTTTTTATCTCAACTGGAAGTCTTGTTAGTGTATTAGTAGTAGGTGTTTTAGGATATATTCTTTATCAAGTTCTTTTAAGATTAGGATATTTAAAAGTTGATATAAAAGACGGTGGTCTTGATATAGGATTCTTTGAAAAAGCTCCTGCTCCTGCACCTTCTGTTCCTGTTATGACCGCAAAAAATATTCAAAAACCTGAAGTGTTTTATGTAAGTGGTAATGACTATATCTATGATGAAGCTGCTGCTGTATGTGCTGCATATGATTCAGAATTAGCTACATATGATCAAGTTCAAACAGCTTATTCTACTGGTGCTGAATGGTGTGGATATGGATGGTCTCAAGGTGCAATGGCTTTATTTCCTACACAAGATGCTACATGGCAAGCTTTACAAATGGAAGCAAATGAATCTCAAAGAACAGGATGTGGTCGTCCTGGTGTAAATGGTGGATATTTTGATCCATCCACTAAATTTGGAGTAAATTGTTTTGGTGTAAAACCTTCAAATACAAATATTAAATTACCCTTACCCTTACCTGGAACTGACTCGGGTGAATTCCAAAAAATGGTAAATAAATTCAAATCTATGATAAAAACGATTACTGTATCACCATTTAATAGAGATGGTTGGTCTGAATGGAATTTACAATCACATGGTGTCCCTACGGAAATTAAAAAGAGTAAATAAGTAAATGAATAATTATGCTTTAGATAGTCCTATAACTCGTAAAGTTTATGTTCCTGGCGAGAATGAAGTTCCATTTGCTCCAGTAACACAGCCCAAACCTTCAGGTGAAACAGATCAAACACATCGTAAACTAAATTGGTTATTTCATAAACCTTCAAAAGTAGCATTTTTTCCTAATCCGCCTATTTCGGCAAGAATTAAAAAGGAAAAGTAATAACAAAGATGATAGAACTTGCTTTATTACTTGGACTGGGAGCAGTTGGTTATTTAGTTGCTAAAAATGATGAAGAATCGCCTAGAGAACATTTTTCAAATGAAGAACAACTACATCCTCGGCCTACTGAACAGCATACAGATCAAATTGTTCATACACAAGAATCTAAAGGTCATTCAAATGAAGTTCCATTTTTTGGAGCAAATCAAACTCAATCTATGTATTCAGGAGCAACAAATCATGTTCTAGATATGCATACAGGTGCAGGTAAAGAATATTTTCAAAAATCCGAAGTAAGATCATTTTTTGATGCTAAACCTGGAACGGGGCAACCTTTTGGTAATCCTAATGAATCAGAATTTATGCAATCACGTATGGTTTCAGGACAGAATATGAAAAATGTTTTTCCTGTAGACCAAGTTCAAGTTGGTCCTGGTACAAACGATGGTTATACAAATATTCCTAAAGGTGGTTTTCAACAAGATACTATGCGTGAATATGCTCTTCCTAGAACTACGGATGAATTAAGAGTTGTAACTAAACCTAAATTAACATATGAACCTCCTATGATTAGAGGTGCTAATTCTGTAACAGTTCCTGGTATTCAAGCAGACGTAAAGAAAAATAGACCTGATAAATTTGCTTTATTAGGTATGGATAGAGCAAATACTGCAGTTGGTGCCCAAACAGCTCCTAAATTATATGCTGAACAACCTATGAAATCACAAGCGCGTGAAACTACATCTGTAGAATATATGGGTTCAGGTAATGCTAATGCAGGTGTAATGGAATCTTATATTCGTGCATTTACTGAACCCTTTCAAGAATTTATGAAATTAACAGCTGAAGGAAGACCTAATCCTGGTGGTCTTCAAGGTTCATCAATGTCTGTTGGTGGTGATATGTATTCTATACAAACAAAGAAAGATGAAGATGTTCTAGCTGATGCTTCTAGATTTAATTCTGGTATGGTAGCTACAAGTAAGAGTTCTCAACATTTAGGTTCTTATAGATATAATGAACCTTTACAACAAGATGTTAATGTCCAACGCAATGAACCTTCTATTCTAAATGCTTTTAATCAAAATCCATATTCACAGAAACTTACATCTATTTAATAATGGATGTTATTAGAGAACATTTAATTTATAAAGATATTCCAATACATATATGTTTTAGTAAATTAAAACCTACTGAGCAATATGAATGTATACGTCTTTTATTCGCAACACGAACAAAAGATGTATTTATATGTAAACATAATTCTATAAATTTATATATTGAAAAATTGCTTGAAGAATTAAAATTTCACGAAGAAGAATGTTTTAAAAATGATAAGTTAAACCATTAGTTAAAGGTTGATTATAACCAATAGGAGTAGTATTATTTAAAGAACTAGGAAAACTAAAACCACCACTAGAATGAGGATTTATCCAAGTATTTGCTGTAGTTGTAATTTCAGGACTTTCTAATAATTCTTCTTCGTCACTAGAATCTTCTACAGTTTCAGATCCTCCACCGCCTGCAAAATCTTGTTCTTCTGGGATAGATTCTATTTGTGGAGCAGTAGCAGAAACTTCCGGTTCCGGTTGGGGTTCCGGTTTAGGTTCCGGTTTAGGTTCCGGTTGGGGTTCCGGTTGGGGTTCCGGTTTAGAAACACTTCCACCTGTTATAGGAAAAATATTATTAGCAGCATATATTGAAGCATAACCAATAATACCAGCTGCTAAAACAGATAATCCATAAACCCATGAGTTAGAAGATGACATCCTATTTTCTTATTATTTATTAAGATGTTTCATTTAATTCAAGACAACGTATCAAAAATAGAAAATAATCTTTTAGGTGCAAAACATTTTGCTCAAACTATTTTTTCACAATGGTTTAATATAATTATATTTATTTTAGTTATTGGATCATTCGGATATTTTTTATGGTCAAAAAAACAAGAAACTCCAAATGAAGAATTAAAAAAAATTCCATTTGAACCAAGAACATGGAATAATGCTGTAAAAAATGTTCCTATAATAGATTATGGACAAACTCCTCAAATTGAAGTTAGAGATGGTATACAAGGACATTCCTTTAAAGGAAGCCAGGCAACTTTTTAATGAATTAAAATCTGAAGAAGTCAAAGAAGATAATTACATACCTAAAATTAAAAAGAGGTCTAAAATAACTATTCCTGCTCCAAAATAAATGAGTTCAGCAACTTATACTAATAAATTAAGAGTTAAAGCAGAAGCACAAAGTAAAAAAGTCCAAATAACTAATAGACAAGGTATAACAAATAAACTTATTGCTTCTGTTGCTTGCAGTCCAAATTATACATCTGTAAATTTTATTCAAGTTAAATGTTGTATTATTAATAATCATAAACCTTTTTTGTAGAAAATCCTAATCTTAATCCTGACGGTGGTGGACCGGATTCTATACTAGCATTTTTTATAGATGGTAGTAGACCTTAATATATTATATTAATACTTAAATAATGTTATCTATTAATTGGATTTTTGTTGGTGTTCTTACGGGATTTTTAATTGTTTCTGTATTTGTTCCTCCAGCTCGTAAACAACTTCATTTACCTACACCTGACGATAAGGACACTTATTTTACAGGAAAAGGATGTGTTAAATTTAGAGCAGAGGAAGTTCCATGTACAAAAGAAGCAACCTCACTTAATTTAGTCGCATCTGAAAACAAATGATATTAGTAAAAATTATTCAAGTTCTTAAAGATCAGAAAAATATACCTTTTTTTTCATTTTTAATTGGTATGGGTGTAGTAGTTATGTTATTTCATAAACCTTATGTAACAAAAACTACTTTGGCTATGCCTTTAGATGAAGTTCAAAGGCAAATAGTTAAAGTCGATAATAAATGTTATAAATATATTGCGGAAGATGTTCGATGTTAAATACTATAAGATAAATAAAGATGGATGGTGCAACTGATTTAAGTGAACTTCTTGGAAATGCTCCTGTCCAATCTCCTTCATTTGCACCTATGGTTACAGGTGGAGGTGATCCTTTTATTGCTCCTGTTGTAAATAATCACAAACCTGCTGCAACATTACAAAGTAATTCTCATATGTTTTATACAGCTAAAATGGCTGTAAAAAATTTTATGGTTTATTTAGGTTTTTTTCTTGCTACAATCTTAGTTTCTCTTTCTACTCCTCGTTCTCTAATTTTACAATATATTCCCAATACATTTAATTCATCAGGATCACCTACTTATATGGGTGCAGCTATTTTAGGTGGTGTTGCGGTATTTTTAGCGTATATAATTGGAACACTCGGAAGTGCCTTGTTTTGATTCTTCAGTTGAATAAACAACTTTCAAAAGTCCCCAAGTTTTCATACATTTTGTAAGAAACTTTTCACAATCAGCACAAGGTTTTGAATTACGATATTCACCTTGTCTATTAACTCGAACTACTTCTAATGTACAACCATGTAGTTGTGAAAGATCTCCTAGAAGTTTCACAACTGCACGTTCAGCATGTAAAGAGTAATCCGACCACCCACACCCTCGATCACGCGTACCGATAGTATTACGAGCAGTTGCGATTACCTTACCACGCCGTCGAATTGTCGCCCAATGTAGTTGAGTGTTGTGAAAATCTTTACGCTCCATACTCATAAGTTTGAAAACGGATAAAGAATTCGTTTTTAATGAATAGAACATGGGCTCAATTTTATGGGATGAATATAGATATTTATCAAATAATCATAATAATAATCCACTAGTAAAAATCCATCCAAGAATTATAGTTGGAGCAGGACATCAATTAACTGTTGAAAATATGAATAAATACAATATTGAATATGTTGTAAATTGTTCATTTGATGAATTTTCGCCTGAATGGTTTAGAATTAATTTTCCATATAATTATATTTGCATAAAGGCTTATGATGACGAAGAATCAAATATTACTGATTGGTATGATTTATTTCAATATTATATGAATACATTTATGAATGAAGGAAAAGGAACAATATTTGTTCATTGTCATTTAGGTATGAATCGTAGTGCATTTCTTGCTTTAGTATATGTATGCTTGAAATTTGATTATAATATGGAATCAACAATTAAAACTATGCTTATAACTCGTCCGTGTGTATTTATGAATAAAAATTATAGAAAACAAGTTGTTGAATATATAGAAAAACATAGAACTAAATAATAATGGCAGACCTTTCAAAAAATTCATTATGGAGTGATATAAGTAATGGAGCTTCAAATGTAGAAACTGATATAGTTGGTCCTTCATATAGTTATTCTGATAATATTCCAACACCTGATAGTTTAGGTGTTGGTTCAGATGGAACTTTTAGTCAATTAGGCACAAATTCATCTGCTATAGTAAGATATGCGGATGAATTAATTGGAGGTGATTCATTAGGCAATCAATTTTTTGTTAATACAGGAGGATCATGTAATGCTCCAGATGGTTCAGTTCAACCAAGATATAATTATGTGAATAATGTTTCATCAGGATTAATTCCTGGTATTTTAGAAGATATTGGTGGATTGAATCCTCTTTATTTATTTAATTCTCTTATATCTGATGGTACACCTTCGTGTGAATGTTATACATGTCAAACTTCTGATGGATCAAAAAGTTATTTTTTAAATACTGATTTAAGTCCTGATTTTAGTACATCTTTATGTACAAAAGTTGACCCTTCTATATGTGCTGGTAAAGAATCTTTTACAAATAAATCTGATTCTAAATTACCTTTTTTTATTGCTTTGGGGTTATTAGGGATTTTAATAGTTTTAAGGAAGAACTAACTAAAATGGATTCAAATATATTCAGATTAAAAAAATCTCGTGAAACTCCTCGAACTAAATCAAATGATATAGTTTCAGGAACTCTTGATTCAATTCATAGAAATATAGTTTCTTCTTTAAATAATACTTTATCCGAAGAAGAACTTTTAAAAAAACAAAAAGAAATTGAAGATGAACTTGAAAGAATTTCATCTACATCTGAAGAAATTATTAATACTACAAAATTACAAGAAGAATTAAAAACTATAAAAAAATTATTAGATACTAAAAATCCTTTAGTTGATTATTATACTCAAAATGCCGATGTATTTTTAAAATATTATGATTCATCAGAAAAACAACAAAATTTATTAATTACTCCTGCAGATCAAAATACTTTTGTTAAATTCTTAAATCCACAAAATTTTAATGCAGAACCTCAAATATCCAAAAAACAATTACTTGATGAATTTACAACAAGACTTAAATTAAATTCTTCAAATGAACCTGAACAAAAATCATTGACTACAGAGCATTGTGATAGATGTAATATTGCAAGAGAAGAATTATCTGAAGAAGGTATTTTAGTTTGTCCTACATGTGGTTCAGAAGAAAATATGCTTGTTGTTAGTGATTATCCTAGTTTTAGAGATACTCCAAAAGAAAGAAATAATTACGCTTATAAAAAAATTAATCACTTAAATGAAATTCTAAATCAATTTCAAGCAAAAGAATCTACTTTAATTCCTGACGATATTATGAATGAAGTTATTATGGAAGTTAAAAAACGAAGAATTATTAATATTGCAGAATTATGTGAAAAAGATATAAGAGAGATTTTAAAGAAACTGAATAGATCTAAGTATTACGAGCATGCCGCCCACATCTTATCAAGACTTAATGGAAACCCGCCACCAACAATCACACCTGCAATTGAAGAAAAGATTAGAACTATGTTTCAAGAAATACAAGCGCCATTCTTATTATATTGTCCTGATGAGCGTACTAATTTTCTATCTTATTCTTATATACTGTTCAAATTTTTTGAATTATTGGAATTAGATGAATATAAAGTATATTTTCCTTTACTAAAATCCCGTGATAGACTTATTGCTCATGACCAAATATGGAAAAAAATTTGTGATTATTTGAGATGGGAATTTATTCAGAGTGTTTAGATTTTATATCCATCTATATGTGTTTTAGCATAACAACCACTTGCTATATGACTATCACGACCACACTTTTTACAAATTGGTAAATTAGAAATTTCTTGAAAATCTAATTCATCTTCATCATTAGGTGGAAAATTAATAACAATACCTTGTTCCATATTTAGTAGTTTCATATACATAGAACATTGTGTTGTATGTTTATCACAAACACCCCTAACTGCTTTAAGTTCAACTACAACTTTTTTATCAACAACAAGATCTGCTCTAACTTTTCCTACTTGAATACTTTCAAACAGAACAGGAATTTCATGTTCTGTTTGAAATGGAATCTTTTGTCTTTTTAGTAGAACTTCCATTGCATTATGATAAATTCTCTCACTAAACCCAGCACCTAGAGTTTTGAATACATGTGTAGCATTTTTTTTAATTTGCTCCATGTTTGCTTACTGAAAAAGTAATTTAGGGTTTTTAAATCCGTTTTTAATAAGTAATTGTTAAAATTTTAAAAGGAGAAGACCTGTTTGTATATTCATCATCTACAAAATAATAAATAATACGTTCTTCATATGTTGAAGGACCACTAATATCACGATTAAGAATCATAGCAACATGTTTGTCTATAATACAAATTTTTCTAGCATCTAGTTTATATTGACCATTTACTTGAATTTCAGAATATGAAAGTTTTTCTTGCATCTTACTAACTATTAGTTATAGACAATCTAATCCATTTTTTAATTTAGTTCCATTGGCGAAGTCTGCAATCATCTTTATGTTTAGGGTTTCGTTGTTCAGCAACAGCTTTGCTCAAAGCAGGATTTACACCATTAGGAAGAGTAAAACCAAGATCATGAACTGAACCTTTAGGACACCAAAACGTTCCACCATTACCAGTATGGTAATTTGATACACTCCTTAGTACATTGTTAACCGTATTGGGATTGCTGCTCATCTTACCTTAAAAAAGATTTTATTATTTATAATCCGTTTTTCATTTAACATGCTTTCTTACACGAACATAGTATACACCAGCAACAAAATAATACAAGTATAGAACCTAATATTGAACCAATAATTATTGATTCAGTTTCTTTAGAGGATGTAGCATTTGCTATTCCTCTTAAGAATGGAGTTGTTTCATTGAAATGTACTATCATTTATGGTAATAAATTAAATAGGAAATAATTCCGTTTTTTAACTACGGAAAAGATATTTGTGCGTCATTAAATGAACTAGCGCAAATACGGCAGAGTGGACTAGAAGAACGGTTTGAGGAGAACCGCCCGGGGGTAGACTGAGGACGACGCCAGGAACTAGAAGATAGAAAGTTAACGCAGTAACTAAAAGATACGTCCACATTTTTATATTTTATCTAAGAGATTTTTTCTTAAGAGTTCGATTTCTTTTTCCACCTTTTTCACTACATTTTGAAATTATTTGTCCTACTGTACAACCCAGTTCAGTACAATATCTTGATTCTATATCTTCTGCATTTCCAAGTTTCATTTCAGAATCTTTTTCAAAGCCATAACTTCTAGTATAATATCTTTCTAAATTTCTTTGAGTAGAACGTCTTAATTCTTCAAAATCATCAAATTCTTTTTCACCTGGTTTTCCAGTTGTTAATATTCTTTCTCTTTCTTTATCATCTATAAGAGTTCGTCCATATTCAGATACTGCTGTTAATTTTACTTCTGTTTCATCTTTTAAAGATTGTAAATTAAAACAAAAATCCATATATTTGTATAAAACAGGGTCTTTATTGTTAAAAGGAATAGAAGGAAATATTTCTTTATATCCATCATAACCTTTATATTTTTTTAAACTTTCAAAAGTCTTACAAAACATTTTTTTACCTAATCCTTTTGTAAGTTGATTACATTCGAATGTATCAACTATTATAAAAAGTTCTTTATCGCTAGGTTTTGAAATAGGAGTTACAACAACTAATGTCATTTCTAAAATACATTTGAAATGTTCGATTAAAAAGTTATCTTTATCACCAAATGTTCTTAATTCTTTTGAAAAAAAATCTGATGCAAGACGTTTATTTCCAAATAAATATACTTGTTTTGTTTCTAGATCTTTAGTTAATATTTTTCCTTCTTTTAATCCATAACAAACTTTAACTAATAATCCAGTTTCCCTAGATTTATTATTATCAACTAATTTATCTTCTAAATTATTTTGAATTAAGATTACAAAATCATTAGATTCTATTATTGGTGGTGGTAATGGTGGTAATGGTGGTAATGGTGGTTCCATTGCCACTGCTACTGAAGGTTGAGATTTTGTGTTTCCCATTATTAATCTAACTATAATAATTCTTCTTCAGAATATGAACCTTGAGTTCTATATTTATAAATTACCCAAAAACAACTTATAGCAATTAATATAAATATTACACAACCTGCTATTAAATTAGATAAATCTTCGTCCATTATTTAGTCTTAGGCAATTGTCCGTAAATTCTTCCTCTTTCACATCCACCAGGAGGACAATTAGGAACACAATTATCGACATTAGCATTAGTAGGTAGATGTGTTACAGGACATCCAGCACCATGATTACCAAATCGTTCACGAATTTTTGTCCAATAATACCACATAACTAATGATGATGCGCCTGCAAATAATAGAGAGTGGACAAGTAAAGAAGTTTTAAATGATGATTTAGCAGGAAGTCTTAGTAATACACCAGGAACAAATGCATAAAATAATACTGCAGATAATAGAAAACTTACAATATCCATTTATATTTACATAAACTTTTTCTTTATCCGATTACGATTCTTTTTTAAAGTTTTGGATTTTCCAGAATTACGCACAGTAAATCTTCTTTTACGACCTCCTTTATCCATAATACAATGCATTCTTATAACTCAGGTTGAATATTTTTACCTGGACACGATGAACAACCTTTTCCTTCAGAAACTTTTATTTTAGCGTAATTTGTTGCAATAAATAATACAATAGCTAGCGCACCTAAACCAATCCATAACCAATCCATTTTATTTTTATACTAAGAGTTTTCATATTAGAAACTTAACATATGTAATGGGTATACCTTTCTATTTTGCTACCTTAATTAAAACACATGGTGGAATAGTAAGATCGTTAAAAGGAAAACATCAAACTGATATTTTATGTTTTGATTTTAATTGTTTGATTCATAGATATTTGGATGAAGATAATCCAATTGAATCTATCTTAAAAGCATTTGAAATGATTTTGAGTGAGTATTGTCAAGCAAAAATTATTTATGTAGCATTTGATGGATTAGTTCCATATGCTAAAATAGTTCAACAAAGATATCGTCGTATGTGTCTAAAAGAAGTTTCTGGGAATTTTGATAGAAATCAAATATCTCCAGGAACACCTTATATGCTTGAATTAGAAGATGCAATGAAATTAAGATTTCCTCAAATTATTATATCAGGAACACAAGAACCAGGTGAAGGTGAACATAAAATTATTCAATTTCTTCAACATTCAAAAAAAAATAAATCTATAACTATTTATGGTTTGGATGCAGATTTAATTTTAATTTGTCTTCAACATCATAAATTATCATTAGAGAATAGTATGTTTCTTTTAAGAGAAAGTTCTGAAATGGGTGAGAAAGAAGAATTTGCTATTATGGATATATGGAAATTATTTTTACAATTACCTATCGATATATATCAATATATTGCTTTGTCTATAATGTGTTTTGGTAATGATTTTATGCCTAGTCTAGGTATATTTTCATTAAGAGAAGATGGGTATAATCGTGCATTACAATTTTATGAAAAATCTAAAAAACCTAATCTTTTAACAATTGAAGGAAGAAAGATTTTTCTAAATTATGTTGCTTTAGAAGAACAAAAGATTTTAAAAGAAAGAATTTTATTACGTAGAAGACCTGAAGAAAAATATGTTCTTGGAAAAGATAATTTATTTAATAAAAAATATTATTTACATGTTTTAGATGGTGTAATAAATCCTGAAAAAGTGGTTGAAGCATATTGGAAAACATTTAGTTGGACTTTAGAATATTTTACTAAAAGTTCACCGCCAAATTGGGATTGGTATTATCCTTATTCTGATGCTCCTTTAATTACAGATATTGTTAAATTTCCTCACTCGTTAACTTTAGATAGAAAACCTTTAAATTTTAAAATATTAAATCAATTACAATTTATTTTGCCTAAGACTTCTTTAAGAAAGGCAAAAAAATTAGTTAAATTTCCAGATGAAACTTATGTAGATACAAGAAACCCATGGATGAAAAGATTTGATTGGGAAATGAAACCTAGAATTTCTTTGCCATGGAATCCTACAAATTCCCTAACTTCAATTTCCCCCCTGAAAATCTAAATCCTACATTTAATAATGAACCTTTATATATTGAAGGTATTGCTATTGTAGCTTTTGATATAATAGATCTTTGTTCGATATTAAATAACACATCGGATTCGGGAAAATTTAAAGAATCAAAATCAACTTCTCTTAAAGACCAATATTCATTATTAATTTTTTGAAGTTCTTTTGAATGCGTCATTTTTAATCTTGCTTCGCCAGAGATTTCTCTTGACCAATTACCTATTAAATAATTTATATAAGATTTACGAAATTGACTTAAAGAGGTATTTTTTATATTAGCTTTTATAGTTTCTAAACAATCAGAAACTGTTCTAATTAAGGGTTTATCTAATCTTTTATTTACTGTATTATGTGCCCTTGCAATAAAGATAAATAAATTGTGTTTGCTTGCATTCCAATCAGGAAATAGACCTATATAACTTTGAAAAATTGTTTTAAAATGTGATTGACATGATGGACATGTTATTGATTCAGTAAAATTATTCATGAATCTTAATAAAATTTGTTTATCTTCAATCAGAGGATTATCTGGATAATTTAAAGATATTGAATGTAAGGTCATCCATCCTAGTGGGCCCCAATACTTAGACATCTTAATATTAAGGAGAAGAAACAAAACCAGCAACTATTGCGCCTTTTACAACTTCTTCTTTTAAGTCAGAAGGAATATTTTTTATCTTTAATTCCTTAAGTTTTTCATCAACTTCTTCAGGTTTTAAATCTCTAACTTTTTTAGTTTTTAAATTAAGTCTCATCGTAAATTTACGAGAACCTTTTTTACGAGGAGGAGCTTTTGCAGGATCTTTTACAGGAATAATTTTTTGTGTTTTCAAGCTTGATTTTGGATATGTCTTAGTGTTTTTAGATGTTTTCTTTATTAAGATTGGAACTTCATTTTTAGGTTGTTCAGGAACTTTTGTAATTTTAATCATCTTCTTATTTAAAAACGAATAGAATAGATTTACGGATTAAACTTTTAATATTACTACCAATGGACTGGGAGGCGATTTCGACATATTTCCAAAAAGATGGTGTATCTAAACTTGTAGAGCACCAACTTGAATCATTTGAAGATTTTATTCGTAATAAAATTCCTCTTATTATTATTTCGACCGCACCAATTGTTGTTTGGCATGAACAAGATCCTGAAACTAAAAAATACAAATATGAACTTCGCCTAACATTTGATAATGTAAGCTATATGAAACCTAGAATTCAAGAGGCGTCTGGAAGAATCAAACCTATGTTTCCTCAAGATGCTCGTGTTCGTAATTTTACATATTCTGCTCAAATGTTTGTAGATGTTAAATTTACTGCTCGTGTATATCGTTCTCCTTCTTTCCTAGAATATGATGAGCATGTAAAGGTATTTGAAGGCGTTTCACTTGGTAAAATTCCTGTTATGCTTGGGTCATCCTTGTGTATTATGAAAGATTATCCTATGACAAAAGAAGAGATTGGTGAATGTCAATATGATCCATTTGGATACTTTATTATTCATGGTTCTGAAAGAACTATTTTATCTCAAGAAAAAGTTGCTGATAATCGTATTATGATTTTCCATAATAAGAAAAATGGTGCTAAATATACTTATTCTGCTGAAATGAAATCTTTACACGAATCATTTACAACTCCACCTAAAAAACTTGAAATTCGTATGAGTGCAAAATTTAATGGGTTTGGCTATCCTTTAACGATATGTGTTCCACGATTTCGTGAAGATATTCCTTTGATTGTTATGTTCCGTGCCCTTGGTATGGAATGCGACGAAGATATTGTAAATCTAATTTGGCCTAAAGATACGGATGATAAAATTATTAGTTTACTTGCTGCTTCATTTAAAGAATCTGCTGATATTGGTATTTATACTCGAGATGATGCAATTAATTATCTAGTTCATCATATGCAATATGGCACAACATCAGAAGATAAAAAAGGATATGTAAAATCTCTCCTTGATTCTGAATATTTACCTCATGTAAAATTTGGCAATGATAAATCTTCTCATGAAACTTTGGAAGCGCGTAAAGTTTATTTGACTGCACTAATGATTCGTAAACTTATTATGACTGAACAAGGTTATCAAAACATTGATGATCGTGATGCTTATCCTAATAAACGTATTGTTAGTACTGGATCTTTGCTAACACATTTATTTCGTCAACTATTTCAAAAAGTATGTAAAGATATTCGTAGTAAATTCGTTCATGAAGTTAATAATGATAATTGGAAAAAAGGAGTTGTTCGTCCACTAGAAATTCTAAATGTAAACAATCTATATAAAATCCTAAAAGTTTCTACAATTGAAGGTAAATTAAAACAAGCACTCGCTACAGGTAATTTCACAGTTCAAGGTCTTGGAACAACTTCTACTATGTCTAATGCAACTAAAGTTGGTGTTTCTCAAGTTCTAAACAGATTATCTTATTCTGCGACAATTAGTCATTTACGACGAATTCAAACTCCTGTTGAAAAATCAGGTAAGTTACTAGCACCTCGTAAATTACATGGAAGTTCATGGGGATATGTATGTCCAGTAGAAACACCTGAAGGTCATTCAGTTGGAATTGTTAAATCTATTTGTATGCTTTCAGCTATTAGTCAACATACACCTTCTCTTGTAATTCTTGATATTTTGAAATCCTTTATGGATATTGAATGGATTGAAAATATTCTACAATCATTCAAAGGTTGTTCAGTTATTGTGAATGGCGTTATTGTAGCTTATACTTCTAATCCTCTAAAAGTATTTAATGATTTGAAACAAGCAAAAAAGAATTTCAAATTACATCCTCATACAGGAATTACATGGAATATTCAACATGAAAATATTACTATTGAATCTGATGGTGGAAGATTTGTTCGTCCCCTATTTCGAGTAGAAAAAGGTTCCCTAATATCAGCACCTAATTCAAAAGAATGGAATGAATGGGTAAAATCATGTATTGAATTTGTTGATCCATGTGAAACTGAAACTATTCGTGTTGCTATGACTCCATCTGAAATTACTAAAATTCATACACATTGTGAAATTCATCCTACTATGATTTTAGGTCATATGGCTAGTAGTATTCCATTTAGCGACCATAATCAATCACCTCGTAATACTTATCAATCTGCTATGGGAAAACAGGCAATGGGTATCTTTGCAAGGAATTATGCAAAGCGTCTAGATAAAAATGGTTATATTTTGTGTAGTCCTATGCGTCCATTTGTAGAAACAAGAATGATGAATGTCTTGAAAACTCAAGATATGCCATCAGGTGATAATATTATGGTGGCTATTGGAATTTATGGTGGTTATAATCAAGAAGATTCAGTTATCTTGAATAAAGGAGCTATTAACCGAGGACTATTTCGAACGCTATATTATACAATTTATAAAGACGAAGAACATCGTAATATCGCTTCTGGTAAAGAAGAGAAATTCACAAAACCTCGTCGTGAAAATACTCGTGGATATAAATCTTCATCTTATTCAAGTGTTACAGAATCAGGTGTACCAGTACTAAATTCTCTTATTAAAGAAAATGATATTGTTATTGGAAAAGTAACTTCTATTAAATCTGATCCTAATGGATATACTTATCGCGATTCTTCAACAACTCATAAAAATTCTGAAGAATGTCGTGTAGATGGTGTATGGCAGGACAAGAATTCTGATGGATATCCATTTATTAAAGTTCGTGTTGTTTCTGAACGTGTTCCTGAAATTGGTGATAAATTTAGTTCAAGACATGGACAAAAAGGAACTTGTGGTATTATCTTGGATGAAGAAGATATGCCTTTTACAGCTACTGGACTACGACCTGATCTCATAATGAATCCTCATGCTGTCCCTTCTCGTATGACTATCGCCCAGCTTATGGAAACTATGTATGGCAAAGTATGTTGTGAAAAAGGAGCTCTTGGAGATGGAACGCCTTATTCACATTTGAAAGTTGGTAATATTCGTGAACAATTATTGGAATTAGGTATGCATCCATATGGAAATGAAGTTTTGTATAATGGTCAAACTGGAGAAATGATGGAAGCTGAAATCTTTATGGGTCCTACATTCTATCAACGTCTAAAACACATGGTTATTGATAAAAAACATTCTCGTGCTCGTGGTCCTATTGTAAGCTTAACTCGTCAACCTTGTGAAGGCCGTAGTCGTGATGGTGGTTTGCGTGTAGGTGAAATGGAACGTGATTGTATGATTAGTCACGGCATAAGTATGTTCACCAAAGAACGACTAATGGATGTATCAGACCCATTTACAACAGGATTCTGTAAATCTTGTGGAACTTTGGCTGTAGTAAATCAAGTAGAAAATATTTATCAATGTGGTACATGTGGAATTAAAACACATTTTGAAATGAAAACTATTCCTTATGCTGTAAAATTATGGACACAAGAATTAGAAGCTATGCATATTGTTCCTAGAATGGTATTTGAATAAAAACTTATTAATATAAAATAATGCCAATACTTCAAGATAAAAAAACTCATATTGATAAAAATGATTCAATAGAAAAAATAATTAAATCAAATAAAGAGTTTTTTTCTGATACAGATGAAATTCTTTATTCTCCAAAGAATGGATTAAATTTTTACAAAAAAAATATGTATACTGAATTTATACATGATAACTCAAATATCTTATTTAAAATTATAGAACAAAATAATATTAATTATGCAATATTCGCAGGAAGTTCAATAGGTTATATAAGAGATAAGAAAAATATGTATTGGTTAGATGATTATGATGTAATGGTATTTGATAATGATATTCAACTTATTAAAACCTTAACAAATAGTAAAATCTTAGAAAAGAATGGATTTAAATTTAATGTTTTTAAAATTAATTCAGGTATAAAAATATTCAATAATTTTAAAACAACTCCATTTTTAATGGTTGATATTTTTTATAGCAAAGTAGTTGATAATAAAATTTACAATATGGGTAACTGGGGTTTATATCATATAAAAAAAATGAATAAAGAAGTTGTGTTTCCTTTTAAAAGAATTAATTTGGGCGGATTAGATGTATATGGTGTAAATAATCCAGAATTAGAAGCTAGTATTTGTTATGGAGATATTAGCAAAGGTATTTTATCAACACATGATGCTTCTTCTACAATAGTTGCAGATAATTGGAAAATTTTAGATGATTTTTTTAAAAACAGTATTAAGAAAGGTATTGAAAATATTAAATGCAAACTAAATGATCATATATATTTAAATAAAATAAATATTTTTGAAGAAAAATTTCAAAATATAGTTGAAGCTTTAAAATTTATTGCTGATAAAAATGTTAAAATATTAAATATATTTAATCAGGATTATTTAGAATTATACGTATATGATATTAAATATTATTTTCCAGAAATAACTATTAATTATTATCATACAACTTCAATTGTAGTTCCAACAATTTATTTAAATAAATGTAATAATGTATTCTTTAAGTGTGACAAAATGTTAAATTATTATGATTCTAATGATATTATATATTTGCAAAAACCTAATATGAAACTAATAATAGTTATTACATTTGGAACATTTGATTTATTTCATATAGGTCATAAAAATATTTTTGATTTTTGTAGTAATTATTCAGATAATATTGTTGTAGGATTATCAAGTAATGATTTTACATATGAAAAAAAAAATATATATCCACGTGATAATTTTAAAACTAGAAAAAGTAATATAATTACTTATTGTAATAAAGTTATAAATGTATTTTCAGAAGAAAAAATGGAATTAAAGAATAAATATGTTAATGATAATAATGCAAATTTAATAATAATGGGAGATGATTGGAAAGGAGCTTTTGATTCTATAGATTGTGCTGTTTTTTATAAGGAAAGAACTCCTAATATAAGTTCAACAATTCTTAGAAATATACCTACTTCTAAAATTAACTTTATTGATAAAGTTATTTATATTAATTTAGATGAACGTAAAGAACGTAAAGAACAAATCGAAAAACAAACTAATATTTTTATATCTGATAAAGTTGAAAGATTTTCTGCTATAAAACATACTTATGGGAATATTGGATGTTCTAAATCTCATATAGCAGTTCTTGAATTAGCAATAAAAAATAAATGGAACAATTTATTGGTTTTAGAAGATGATATGTTATGGAATGAACAATTTAATGAACAACTAAATATTCTTAAACAAAAACTCTCAGAACCTTATGATGTTATTGTTTTAGGAGGAATGTGGTCTATTTATGATAAAAATACTTTAAAACTTTTTAAATGTTATGGAACTGGCGCATACATTGTTAATTCTTCATATTATGAAACTTTATTAAATAACTTTAAAGAAGGTTGTAAAAAGTTAGAAAATTATTATCAAAATAAATCAAAGTTTATATGGAATAAAACAAAACATTATATAGATGAATTTAATTTAGATCAATATTGGAATAGATTAAAGTTAAAGGATAATTGGTTTATTGTACAAATGATGTATTCAAAAGAAGATTATAGTGATGTTGTGAAAAGAAAAGTAGATTATTCTAAAAGATATAAAATGAATTAATATTTTTTAAATTTATAACTAATAAATGTCTCTGGAAATTATTATGGGTCCAATGTTTTCAGGTAAGACTACTCATGCTATTTCATTTATTCGTTGTTAAAAAGTTATTGGAAATTCTATTATAGCTATAAAACCTATGATTGATACAAGATATTCTTCAGATGCTAAAATTGTTTCACATAATAGAGAAGAAGTTTCATGTTTAGTATGGGATCATAATAAATCTCTTGAATTTAAAGATGAATTTCTCTCCGTAAATTCTATTATTATTGAAGAAGCACAATTCTTTAAAGGTCTTCTTGATTTTATTAAAATAGCTCTTCTAAAATATAAGAAAAATATTCTTGTTGTTGGTTTAGATGGAGACGCACAACAACAAAAATTTGGTGAAATACTAGATTGTATTCCTTATGCATCAAATATACAAAAATTGAATGCTCTTTGTCTAACATGTAAAGATGGAACATGGGCACATTATACTAAAAAACTTGTTTGTGATTCAGAACAAATTGATGTTGGAAGTTCAGAAAAGTATATGTCTGTATGTCTAAAACATTTACTTTCCTAGAAAATAATGTATTATAAATATTTCATTGATTTTATAGGAACATTAACTATTTTATACGCAAAAATTTATACTGATGCAAATCCTCCTATAATGGCATTAGTTTATTTTGCTATGATTTATTTAGGTAAAGGTATAACTGAAGGATTTTTTTCACCTTTAGCTGTATTTGTTCAATATTCTTTAGGTAGAATGAATAGTACTGATGCAATGTATTATTTAATAGCTCAATATTCTGCTGCTATACTTATTATTTTAACTTTTATTCCAATAAAGACTTTCATGCAAAAAATGTTATAATAAGAAATGAGTATTTATATTTGGATTCCTGATTCTAAACTACGTACGGATATGCAAAGTAATTTTTTTAGTCGTAGATGGACTGATTCAGGATTGGATTTACTAAGTCCTCATTATAATCTTGATTTCACTAGTAGTAAAATTGGTGTAGAAATCAAGACTGGAATGTATTTTGCTGCTTTAGATTCTGAAGGAAATCCTGTTCCTTATCTTCTCATAGTTCGTTCATCTACAAGTCTAACTCCACTAAGACAATCAAATAATATTGGTTTGGCAGATGCAGGATATCGTGGTGAATTAATTGCACGAGTAGATTGTATTAATCCTATGCTTGATTCATATGAAATTCCTTATGGACGAAGGCTCTTTCAAGTATGTCAATATAACTTTTTGCCTTGGAAAAAAATTGTATTTGTAAATTCCCTTGAAGAACTACCCACTGCTCCTGATTCTAGAAATTTTGGTGGTTTTGGTTCTACTGGACAATAAATATGCGTCAAGGTCAAATTCCTCCGAATTTTTTTTCTTGCTTCAAGGTATAAACACAAAATGGGTGGTGGTTTAATGCAACTTGTATCTTATGGTGCGCAAGACATCTATATCTCAGGTAATCCTCAAATTACCTTCTGGAAAGTTCTTTATAAACGTCACACGAACTTCGCAGTAGAATCCATTGAAGTAACTTTCAATGGTCAAGCCGACTTTAACAAGCGTGTAACGGCTGTAATCAATCGTAATGCGGATCTAATGTACAAGACTTACCTACAAGTAACTCTACCTCAAGTAGAGTTAACCGACCAAGCCGGTTTCCGCTGGCTCAATTACATTGGTCACCGTCTAATTAACCAAGTAGAAGTAGAAATTGGTGGTCAGCGTATTGACCGTCAATATGGTGATTGGATGCAAATCTGGACCCAGCTATCTGTAACTCAAAGCGTAATGCCTGCCTTCGAATCCATCGTAGGTAATACCCACGACCTAGTACTAATGAAGCGTGGTACGGGTATTGCTCTAGACAGCACGTGCTCTGCAAATGAGACGACGATCTCTTGCGTACCCCGTAAAGGTACGCCTGCCAAAACTCTATATGTACCTCTACAGTTCTGGTTCTGCCGCAATCCTGGTGTAGCGATTCCTCTAATCGCTCTACAATACCACGAAGTGCGTGTGAATGTAACGTTCGAAACGTGGCAAAACTGCCAGTATGCGGAATCCGCAGTAGGTACTCCTGAGGCGAAAACCCAGTCGTCTCTTGCGGCGGCGTCTCTATATGTAGACTACGTATACCTAGACACGGAAGAGCGTCGTCGTTTTGCTCAACAATCCCACGAATACCTAATTGAACAACTACAATACACGGGTGCGGAATCTATTACGTCTTCATCCAACAAAGTACAGCTCAACTTTAACCACCCCGTAAAAGAACTTTTCTGGGTAGTACAACGTGATTCTTTCGTTGACTGCTCTACAAACTCATGGACGGCATCTGTAGGTGGTCCTCAACCGTTCAACTATTCCGATGATTTCTCAACGGATGGTATTATTACGGCTCTACTATCCCAAGCTGGTGGTGGTACGGCGGCGACGTCTCCTACTACAGAAATCGCGGGGACGCTTGGTCAAGGTGCTACGCAAATTTCAAGTGCATATGGTGCCGACCAAACTGATACAGCTGGTGTAGCTGAATTTGATTCAGGTGTGAATTACCTACTCGCCAAAGTAATTCTTGCGTCTAGTGTACGTTGCGAAGGCAAGAACCCTGTAGAAGTAGCTAAACTACAACTCAACGGCCAAGATCGTTTTACGGAACGTGAAGGTGATTATTTCTCTAAAGTACAACCCTTCCAACACCACTCTCGTTGCCCGTCTGAAGGTATTAACGTATACTCCTTCGCTCTACGTCCGGAAGAACACCAACCTTCAGGCACGTGCAACTTTTCTCGTATTGACAAAGCTACTCTACAACTAACGGTATCTGTAAACACGGTAGTAGGTGCGCGCACTGCCCAAGTACGCGTATACGCTCTAAACTACAACGTACTCCGTGTAATGTCTGGTATGGGTGGTCTAGCGTACTCCAACTAAACATTTAGTTATCATAGTATTTTTGTAATTTTTTTTAATAAATAATAATTCAATGTAAATATTTACACTGAATTATTAATATCTTAAAACTAAACTTATATATGACTTCTTTAATAATTTACGATAATAATTAACAAAAAAATCTATTTATTCTTATATAAAATGGAACATATGAATCTTTTAAAAACACAAGATGAACTGAATAAACTACATCATGAATTTTATACTAAACCTCTTCTGAATACTAGACATAGTATAATTCCACAGATAACAAATCCTAATTGGGAATATGTAGTTGTTAGTGGATTTGTATTTGTAATACATAAGAATGATACATGTATAGCAGATGCTCTAAGAAGTAATCGGCTATATGAAAAATTTTTTCTGTCATTTGTTAAACAATATATAGACCCTTCTAAAAATATAATAGATTTAGGTGCTAACATCGGAACTCATTCTGTAATTTATTCAACATGTACAACTGGAATTGTATATTCGTTTGAGCCGCAGAAAATGGTCTATGACATATTGACTGAAAATATAAAATTAAACAATTGTGATAATGTAATACCATTTAACTTTGGAGGTTCAGATAAAGATGATATTTTTTATATGAATGTGGATTATGATTCTAAAGAAAATCAGGGAGCATTTAGAATTCGTGATGAAAAACATATACAGAAAAAAAACACTTTAAAAATAGAATGTAAACAAATTGATTCATTAAATCTAGAAAATATTGGGTATATAAAAATTGATGTAGAAGGACATGAGTATCAATGTATTAAAGGAATGCTAAACACAATAAAAAAATACAATCCAGTTATAATGATAGAAGTTCACGATAGCTGTTCGCGTAGAGCCGATACATTTAATTTACTATATGAACTAAACTATACAAATTATATAAAATTATCACATTGTGACTACGTTTTTATTCATTAATTATTATATTATTTAATATTTAATAAAATAAATGCCTGGTATTGACATTTTAATTCCAACATATCATGCTGATTTTATATGGCTTGATTTCTGTGTTCGAGGTGTAAAAAAATTTACATCTGGATTTAGAAATGTTATTATAGTATCAGATAATGATGGTCATAAAATCCCTGAATCTATTTTAGATGTTATGCCAATGACCGTGATTTATAAAGATATGCCAACTAAATGGCCTGCTAAATTAAATCATAGACCGGGATATTTATGGCAACAAATTTTAAAACTTAATTGGATGGAATATACAGACGCTGATGCTGTTTTAATTTTAGATTCTGATGAAATGTTAGTTTGTAATGTTACACCTTCAACATTTAGAGATTCTCGTGGAAGATGGAGATGGGCTTATCGTGAATGGGAAGATGCGGGATCTGCAAATATGTGGAAGCTTCCGACTCAAGAAATTTTAAAATTTGAACCTCAATACGAAGCTATGCCTTTTGCTCCCTTCATATTTGAAAGAAAAACAACATATGAATTTATTGAATATTTAAAGAAAATTCATGGAGCAACTGATCTATTTGATGTTTTTTTCAAGTATGATATGACTTTATTTAGTGAATATAATGCTTATGGTTCATATGTGTTAAAATTTGATAATGTTGTATATTATTCATTAATAAATAATTTTAGAGGAGAGAATAATTTAATTATAAAATCTTGGTCATATGGAGGTGTGTCAAAAGAAGAAAAAGAAAAAAGAGAGAGAATATTAAATGGAAATTAATTTCTGTATTTATTCAATTAGAAGAAGTGGAAGACATATTGTAGAAGAATTTTTAAGAGAAGAATTAGGTTACAGTTTTTGTAATTGTGTTATAGATGATGAAACAATTACAAAAGAATGTTATAAAACTCATATACATTTAAAACATGAAACTAATTATGACTTTGATTTTAACCGAATAAAAAAATGTATTTTTTTATATAGAAAAGATTTAGTTGAACAAGTTGACGCTATTTTAAGACTACTATATTATGAGTTACAGAAAAAAAAATATTTAGATACAAGAGAAGAACATATATCATGTATAATTGATTCAAATATGTCTTATATAGATATTATTTCTACATTAAAAAAGAATGAAACTTTTTTTAGTCTTAATAATATAGTTAGTGATTGTATTAATTTTCATAGACATATTGATGAATATATTAATAATAATAATAATAATATATTATGTATTGATTTTGATTCATTAGTATATACACCAGATGTTAACTTGAGAAATATAGCAGAATTTATTGGATGCAATGATAAAACTCGTATTAAAAAAGCTATTAATAATTATTTACCATCATTAAAAAGCTATACTAAGAAAAAATTGAGTTATAACAGATATATTGAAATGTCTAAAATTATAAAAGAAGATTTAAAAATAGATATTTATAATATGGTTGTAAAGAAAAAAAAACTTCTAGTTGTTTCACACGGTGGTTCAGCAACAACTGCTTTTATGGAATTTATTAGCAAATATATTCCTACAAACTGTTCTAAAGATTTGGACGGGTTAAAGCATACACTTCCATCAAAAATAGAAGATCTTCCATCACGAATTGTATATATTTATGGAGACATGTACAAAACTATGCGTTCTTTATTTCGAAGAAAAGCAGGAGAAATAACAATTGCATCAATTCATGAATATAAATTAAAAGGTATTAAACATTCTAGAGATCTTCCGGCAAACTTTGAAGATTTTGAAGCATATACAAAATTAGTTACCCTAGAAAATAGGGAACCTGTAGGTTGTTTGGTTCATATGCGTGAATGGAAAAAAGTTCCAAATGTATTTTTTATTCATTATGAACAAATTTGTACATCAGATACTATAGATGAGTATCTAGGTATTCCTAAAGGAACATGTAGCCAGTTTACAATAGAAAAAAGAGAATCACAAATTCAATCTTATGAAACTCCAGAATATTTAGAAATTATGAAAGGATTAGATCTAAGAGTTCAAGGAATTATAACAGGACAGCCACATAAATCAAATATTTTAATTGTTTCATTTCCAAGAAGTGGATTTCACTTATTACAAACTATATTTGAATCATATTTTTCTATAAAAGAATGTGCGTGCCAGAAAAACTGTGATGATGTAGTTAATACATGTGTAAAAGAAGATATAGCATTTCATAGAGATCATGATATGAATTTAAAATTAAATAAAATACAATTTAATAAAATTATAATTTTATACAGAAAAGATATTATTGAACAATTAGATGCATTTTTTAGATATCAATTTAGAAATTTTGAGTTTGATAAGCAAATACAAAATACAGCAATTAGACATTCAGCATGTAAAGAATTGGTTATACCTTACTCTGAAAAACTTGATTTTTTTAGAATAGTTTTAAAAGAATATAAAGATTGGCTTCAAAAGTGGGTTAATGAACCAACACCAAATTCTATAATTATTGAGTATGATAAATTTATGAAAAATCCTCAAAAAACTTTAGATAGAATACAAGAACATGTATTAGAAACAAAAGATTCTGAATTATCTGCTAAAATAGTAGAAGAAATGAAAATAGAGTATAAACATTCTTTAACACCTGAAAAATATAAAGAACTTGCTAATTTACTTGCGCAATTAAACTAATCTTTTTTTGTTAAGATATACTATAAAAATGACTAAACTTTTAGATGAACGTGAAAAATGCGATTTAGAATGTTTATTTAATGGGTCATTTGCTCCATTAAGTGAATATATGACTCAAGATCAATATTATAAATGTTTAGATAATCCTTCATCATATCCAATTCCTATAGTATGTACAGTTGAATCAGAATTACAATTAGGAACTTTATTATCCTTAAAAGATGTGACTGGTCTAGTATATGCTACACTAGAAATAAAAGAATGTTGGAAACCTGATTTAGAAGTTGAATGGCAAGCTGTATTTGGTTGCACAGATGATACACATCCTTATATTAAATATCAACAAACTAAAGGAAAATGGTATGTTTCAGGAACGCTTCTAAAGCAAACACCAATTGCACATTTATCATTTGAAGAATATCGTCGTACTCCTGCAGAAGTTCGTGAACTAGGCTCATTCATAGGATTTCAAACTCGTAATCCTTTACATCGTTCTCATGTTGAATTAATTAAAAAATCATCCGGCAATTTACCAGTACTTCTTCATCCTGTTGAAGGTGTAACACAAGAATGTGATATCCCATTTCCTGTTAGAATGGCGTGTTATAAAGAAACTCTAAAGTATTTAGGCGATGCTACTTTATCAATCTTAACTTTAAGTATGCGTATGGCTGGTCCTCGTGAAGCTGTATGGCATGCTATGATCCGTAAAAATTATGGTTGTACACATTTTATTGTAGGTAGAGATCATGCTGGTCCATCATATAAAAAGAAAGATGGTTCTTCATTTTATGGTCCTTTAGATGCTCAAAAATTAGCAAAATCTCTTGAAGATTCTATTGGAATTAAAATTGTTACTTCTGAAGAAGTTGTATATTGTGAAGATGTTCAGAAGTATATGACTCTTTCTGAATCTTCAGGTCATGAAGTAAAAAATATTTCAGGAACAAAGTTTCGTTCTATGTTAGAATCTAATGAAGATATTCCTGAATGGTATTCTTATTCTGAAGTTCTAAAACCTTTAAAAGAATTTTATACTAAACAAAAAGGTTATTGTTTTTATTTTGTAGGATTATCTGGTTCTGGTAAATCTACATTAGCAAATGCTTTTAAAGGTAAATTAGCAGAAGTATTTCCTTCTCGCGAAGTTACTTTATTAGATGCAGATGAAATTCGAACAAATTTATCAAAAGGACTTGGATTTTCAAAAGAAGATAGATCAACTAATGTAAGAAGAATTGGTTATGTTGCTTCTGAAATTGTAAGACATGGTGGAATTGTTATAGTAGCAAATATTGCTCCATATGAAGAAGACCGTCAATATAATAAACAATTAATTTCAAGTTATGGTAAATATGTAGAAATTTTTGTTGATACACCATTAGAAGTTTGTGAAGAAAGAGATGTTAAAGGATTATATAAACAAGCAAGAGCAGGAACTCTAAAAGGATTTACGGGTATTTCTGATCCATTTGAAAGACCCACAAAAAGTTTATTATTAGAGCCTATAAAATTATCTGAAATGATTGAAAAAACTAATAATTTATTATTAGAATTATTCAAGTAATTTCATATATATTTTTTTAAGTTTTTCTTGTTCAGCAAGTTTATATTTGCTTAATTCTACATCTACTAGTTCTAGTTTTGCTTCTTTATTTTTTTGAATTTCTAAATCAAGCATAAATAATCTAGATTGTCTTAATTCTTCTATTTCTTTCTTAACTTTTATGTCTTCTTCTTTAAGACATTTTTCATTAAATTCTTTTAGTTGATCTTTAATTAATTCTTTTTCAGCTAATAATAATTTATGTTTTTCTTCATTGATTGTATCTTTTATAAATTGCTTATGTATTTCAATTTTAATATTTAATTCTTCTTCTAAAGATTTAATCTGTTTATTGTGCTCTGCAATAACAGATTTTTCTAAATCAAGTTTTAGAGAATTAAATTTTTCAATATATCGTTTTTCTTTATCATCATATTTATTTAATAAATTACTTATATTTGTTTCATTTTGACTTTCAATTTTAGTAAATTTTTCTTGTAATTTATGTTTATATTCTTCTTCTAATATTTTATTTTCTTCTTCGAGTTTTAATTTAAATTTACTTTCTAATTCGGAATTTATTTTAGATTTTTCTTCAAATAAAGATTTTTTAATTTCTTCAATTTCATTTAAATTAAATAATTCACGTTCTTCTTTTAATTTATTTTTGATGTTATTATTTTCTCTATTTATACAATCAAGTAGATTGGATTTTTCAATCTCAATTGTTTTTATATTATTATCTTTATATCTTTGTAAAATTTCATTAATTTCTTCAAGTTTTTTTGCTTTTAATATTAATATATCAGTATCATTATCATTTTTTCTTTTTCTAATATCTTCTTCTAATGCTAACATTTTTTCATTATAATCTTTTTCAAAAGTTTTTAATTGTTCAATCTGTAGTTTAGATTTTTCTAAAAGTAATTCTTCATCAGTAATCTTCTTTCTTTCTTCATAATAAATATGCATTTGAGAATCAATATCAATATTAATTAATTCTAATTTATTATTCTTATAAATTTCAAGTTCAGTATTTATACCGGCAATTAATTTTGTTTTATACTCTGAAATTTCTTTATTTATTCTAGTTAATTCTTTTTCTTCCATTTCTTCAATTGTTTTCTTCTTTATTTTAGAAAATTCAATATCAAATTCAAGTTTAGCAGTTTTAGCTTTTTCATTTTTTAAATTATCAATATAATTATCAACTCCTTTCTCCGATTCTTCTGTGTATTTTTTAATATTTTCTTCCAGTTTATTCATTTCATAACTTTCATTTTGGTTTAATAATTTTATCCTTTCACTTTTAATTGCATTGATTTCTTCTTCTATTAGAGCAATTTTTTCATTTTTAATTTCTAGAATTTTTAGTTGAATTTCATTTAATTTAGAGGAATAAATAGAAAAATAATCTTCATTTGATTTTTTATCAATCTCTTGTTTTTTATAATTTTCATAATCAGTTAATGATTTTTCTAATCTTTCTTTTTCTTTTAAATGTTCTAAATTAATAGAATGTAATTTATTTTTTCTTAATTCTTCTAATGTTTCATTAATATCTTTTAGTTTTTCTTGTTTTTCATTATTAATTTTAAAATTTAAACTTTCATATGATTTTTTTGTAAATAATTCTAGTTCCTCTTTAAATTTATCATAAGATGATTGTTCAGTATTTTTTAAATTTTTATTAATTCTAGCTAATTCATCATTTAATTTTTGATTAGTTAATATTTGAATTTCTAAAACTTGTTTATTTTTAAGTTCTTCTATTTCTAATAAACTAGATTCATATTTATCTTGTATATTTGTTTCTATTTTCTTTATTCTTTCTTGTTTATAATTATCTAATATTTTGTTATTTTCTTCTTTATTTAGTTGTATTTCTTTATTAATTTCTAACTCTTTATTATTTCTATATAATTCTAATTCTTTATTAATCAATTCTTGTTTTAATAAAAATTCAGAATTATATTTTTTTTCATAATCACTTGTTCTTTGTGAAAAATGATTTTTATATTCTAAATAAAAATTTGAACATATTTTGTTTTTTATTTCATTTATTATTACTTGGTCTTCTACTGGTAAAAAATCAAGCGGTTTGTTTAATATTTCATAATCAATACATTGTAAAGCTTGTTCGTTATATTTTTCAAAAGAATCTACATCTGATACTACAACATCTAAATGTTCATTAAAATATAATTGCTGTGTTACATAAATTATAGGAAAACTATTCATAAAATAATTATTTTTATTTAATAAATTATAATGATTATATTCAAAAACATATGATTTAAAAATGTTTGATAAATTTATAAAACTATAATTTTTAATTATCATTTGTTGAATTAATAAATTTAAAGAACCATAAATATTTACATATATATCATACAATTCATTTATTTTTCCATTTACAATAAATCCATTAAATTCAAAATTATATGATTCATTTTGTTTAGTAATTGATAAAAAACATTCATAATCATTATTTAATTCATTTAAAAACTTTCTTGAAGAAATTAATCCTATCTGTTTTTCTTGTAAATTATTTAAAAATATAATTGATACATTATCTAAAACTACACCATCATACAAAAATATATTTATAGCATCATTTTTAAAATATTGAAATATATCATAAAATTGTATTCCATAAAACTTTGAAAAGTTTAAGTATTTAATCTTATTATGATTAATTTTTTCTTCTTGAGTATCACTATTATTAGTAATTAAATATATTTTAGTTATTTTATCATTCTCTAAATTCTTTAAAATTGCTTTTTTAAAATTTGAGGTCATCGTATCAGGTAATAAATGAAATACATTTATTTTAAATATATTATTGGTCTTGTTTTCTTCTAAACACCCACTTAAAAATATTGGTTTAAACTTGGTGTATTTATATCTATTTTTTAATTGCGTAATATATTGAGAAAATTTATCTTCCATGTCTTTATAAAAATGTACAAAAGAAATGTAGTTGTTAAAACGCAACCGAAGACTGCTAATAATAATGTTAGAAATGATTTAATCAACGCCACTCAACATAATTTACATATGAAAGAACGAGATAAAATTGAATTAATAACAGCACCAACTAATGGTATTAAAATATATGAATCACATGCAGGTATTCTTACTTCTGTTTGTATATGTGTATTAATAAAGGATACAAGTAATATACAAAATATGATAGAAAATCTAATAAAACTAAGAGAAATATTTAAAAAAACATTTATTGTTTTTGTATCTTATAATATAGATATTTTATATAAAGAACTCTTATCTAACTTAGAAAATTGTTTATTGATTAATTCAAGTAACTATTCAGAAGAATTTCAACTTAGAAATTTGTATCTAAGTTTCTTTCATGAAAATATAAAAATGTTTAATTTAATGATGGTAATTGATCCAATTAATCTTTATCTTCCTATTAATACAAAGTCATTTAATTTCTTAGAAAATTTAGATTTTACTGTAGCATTCGCAAATCAATCTTATAAATATTATGATATTGATTCATTAATTGATGATTATAAAAATGGCTCTACTATAACAGATCCAGAATTAAAAAAAGAACAACAAAAGCATATTTCTATAAATAATGAATTAATTCCAGTAAAATCAGCTTTTGGCGGACTAGCTGTTTATAAAACTGAAGTTTTAGATATAGATAATAAATATACCACTGATAATCATATAACTTTTAATTTAAAAATTTCACAAAAATATTCTAAAATGTTTATAATTCCTTCTTTTTTAGTAGAAACTTCACCTGAGAATGGTCATTTATATTTATAATTTTTTATGTAAAATAACATGATTTGGATAAATTCTATTTATTTGTTCAACTTTAATATCCTTATCTAATGATGGAGAACAATTAATAATAAAAGTATTATTTATAAATTTACTTAAAATTCTTCTATGATATATAAATTCATTATCGTTGGAATGAGTATCATATAATACTGAAGTTAATGATACATCGTAAGCTAAATAATACATTTTATTAAACTTAACATTATGTTTTATATAAGATTCTGTTTTATCAATTAAATATTTTAAATCATTTGAACTAGTATTATATATTGCTACACCATTGAAATGAATATTAATAGTATTATAAAGATCTTTATTTCCTGCAATATTACCAACATATCTAGTTCCAGAAATAACATAATCAGATAAACTCATAATATATTTTTTTATTTTTTCAAAACAATCTACCTTTAATATGCAATCTGATTCTAATAATAATACTGATTTGTATTTATAACAATACTTAATTGAATTAAAAAACATAATATTAGGACCTGATATTAATCCTAATTCTGGAATTATTGAAGGTACTTCTTTATTACTACTTGCAATATATATATCATCTTCTTTTTTAATATTCAAAATGGTAATATCGATTAAAGAAAATATATTAATTAACTTTATTTTTTGATTAAATATATCTTCATCATAGTCTGAATTGTTAATGAAGATACATAACTTTAATCCATTATATTTCATAGTATGAAATTGCTTTATAAAATTATAAAATTCTCCATTATTTATTTCTTTAGAAGTTATTAACATTAACACAGTTTCTAAGTAATTAGAAGACATTAATTTAACTTTATTTTTTTTATTAAAAAAAACAACGTAAATAGTAAAGATGCCTTCTTCTAAAACTTTAAGAGTTCGTGGCTCAAGAGCACAAGTTATGCATGGAACAGCTGAAAAAACTACAGGTGGATTAACTAAAACTGACCTAGAATATAATAAATATGGTCGTATAGTATCTAAAAAACGAGCACATACAATGAGACACAATATGAAATAATTATGTTTTAAACAGAATGAATTTATAAAATAAAAATGCCGGATTATATAGTTGAAGCAAAAACAGTTCAAACTGCTGCGATTCGAACTTTAAAAGAAGCTTTGAAATGTATTTTGGTTGAAATGAGTTTGATTTTTGATAAAGATGGAATTCGTATGATTGCTATGGATAATACACGAACTGTATTAGTTCATTTGAAATTACATGCAGATAAATTTGAAAAATTTGCTTATAACCATCAAGCAAATAAATTTGTTATTGGTGTTAATACAGATCATTTGTATCGTATTGTTCGTACTGCTACAAATGATGATACAGTAACTTTTTATGTAGATTCTAATGATTCAAATTCTCTTGGAATTTTACTTGAAGATGGTGAGAAAAAACAAGTAACTCGTTATAAACTTAATTTATTAGATAGAGATGAACCTGATATTCAATTACCTGAAACTGAATTTTCTACGCATTTTACTATGCCGTCAATGGATTTTCAAAAGATTTGTAGAGATATGACTTTATTAGGAGCAAAAACTGTAGAAATTAAAAATGTAGCTTCATCTTTAACATTTGGATGTAAAGGGCATTTTGCTACTCGTACTACTATTATGGGAGATTCAGAGAATGAATTTAATATTAAGAAAAAAGCTAATGATGATATTGTTACAGGAAACTTTTCTTTACCTCATCTAGTTTTATTTACAAAATGTACAAACCTATGTAATAATCTAGATATTCATATGAAAAATGATTGGTTTCTAATGATTAAATATGTAGTAGCTAATCTAGGTGAAATTAAACTATGTTTAATGCCTTGTTCAAGTTAATCCTTCCATTTAAAAATTGTTTTTGAAATTAATACTATACATGTTGCCATAATTATAGGCATAATATGCATATTTCCATCTTCATGATCATGTAATGCTGTTTCAAATAAATGATCCATAAAATCAGGTCCATAATGGAAATTTACATTTCTATGATGCGTCTGATGAATTTTATTTGAACCAAATATAGAATAATTTATAATATGTCCAAACGTCATAGTTAAAGTAATCATAAAAATTACACTTGGAGAACATATCCAATAATTAAATAAATATTGTAATAATAAAGGTATTCCACAAAAACAAAACATTTCAAATAAGAAATCAATTAACAATTCCCATGTTCTAGATATTTCATATAATTTATTATGATGAACTTGTGTATGTAAATTTAAAGGAAAATCAGGAAATATATGTAATAATCTATGAAAGAAATAATAATGAATATACATTAAACTTAATTCAAATGGAATAGTAAGTATAGATAATTTTTCAGGATAAGTTAATAAACTTGTAAAATAAAAAGGTAATATTCCTATAGCAGAATACATCTTTACCCATTTAGGAAAATATGTATCCATAAATTGATTTAATGATTCTAACCAATGGTTTTTTTTCATTGTTAAATATTTGTAAAATAAAATATCATAAACACCTTAATGATATTAGTTATTTGTATTGGAATATTATTATTTGCTATTTGTAGTCCGTTTTTATATTCATGTATAACATGGAATTATTCTTTAGCTTTTTTAAGTTTATTATCATTATATACTAATTTAATAATATCAATTGTTCTATTAATAATTTATTTTATTTTACCTACAAGTGCAATAGATTATTTATTAGAATTATCAAATAAATTATTTAGAAATGCATTTTTATCATCAATTGAAAAAACTGAAGATAATATTAAAAAAACATTTTTAATTGATGTTTTATATCCTATACCTGAAAAATCAATAAATATATGGAGTCCTCATGGAATGTCTGGTGTAACAGCAGTAATACATAATGGATATAAATTAACAGATCCATCATATAAACCTACTAAAGGTGTAGTTCATTCATTCTTTTTTTGCATTCCTGTTGTAAAAGATATTATTAGAAAATTAAATGCTATTCCATCAGATTATTCAAGTATTAAAAGAACAATTGAAAAAGAATCTATTTCTATCACTTTAGGTGGAGCAAAAGAAATGGGTATTTTTAAAGAAAAGAATTTAGATGTTGTAGTAAAAAATCGTAAAGGAATATTTAAAATTGCTTTGGAAACTGGAACACCTATTGTTCCTATAATTACTTATGGTGAAAATGAAATATTTCCTAGGTCTAATATACATTATTTTGATTACGTAAATGATATTTATTATTATTTATTTAAATTAAGATTTCCATTCCCAAGTTTAACATCAATTCAAAATTGGAAAAATATTTCTAATCATCCGTTAGAACCTATTAATACGTATACAGGAAAACCTATTTTTGTTAAAAAAAATAATAATCCATCATTAAAAGATATTGAAAAGTTAAAAACTAAATATATTACAAGAGTTAAAGATTTGTTTAAAGAAACTAATACACGAGGGTACAAATTAAATATTATTTAGGACGAGATTTATGTGCTGTATAAGTAACATCTGCTGCAATTTTAAGATGTAACATATCAGAATTTAGGTTATCAATTGTAGAAACTGCCGTAGTATTATTCCAAATTTTAATAATAGAGAAAGGACCTTTGGGAGAAATAGTTATACCAACCAAAGTTTCTTTACGATTAGAAAGAAGTTCACCTGTAACACAATTTATCATAGCATCTACCCAAATATCATATGCTTTTGAAGATTCAATTTTCTTTGACCATGCACCACCAGATTCATTTTCAGGTGCATCCCAAAGAGGTTTGAAACCACGACGCATAAAGAAGAACATTCCTGATTCCCAAGCTTCACGAGAAATTGAATCAACAATACTCCAAAATTGTTGAGCTGTTGAAACATCCCCAACTTTCAAATATGATTCAAGAGAATAATCCTTGGATTCGGGGTCATGATACCACAGAATCCAAGAATATTGGAGTTTTGTTGTCTCCATTTGTTATTTGCCTTACTAATACTATTTAAGTGTGAAACGGATTCGTTTTTCATTTAAATATTCTCTAATAGTGCTAAACAAATGGCGACATTGACATCTGTAGTAATGTATCAACTAAGGTCTTGCCCAAAACTGGCATTGCCTCAATCAGTGCAGGATAATATTGCAAGATTGCGTATTACTCCTATGTCGTATAGACCTGCACGTCCTCCACCTAAGTTTTATGGTGGAGGTGGACCATCTAAACCTTCTCATGTAGATGATGAAAATTGGCGTAAAAGTATTATTAAGAACTCACTTCGTAAAGTTAAAGAACATGATGATCCCGAATATGCACAAGCATTTACAATTCTAAATAAACTTTCATCATATAATATTCAAACTTTAGTTGAAGAATTACTTGTTATTCTTAAAAAACGCAACGAAGAATTTCGTATTAGATTTGTTACGCTAGTGTTCAACAAATCTATTAACGAAAAATTGTTTGCTACAATTATGGCTGATTGTATTCATAGACTATCTAAAGAAATTCCTGAAATTAAAAAAGATATTTTAGAACAAATTGATTTGTTTCCTAAATTATATGATATGAATGAAACTATTATATTTCCTTCTCGCGAAGATTTAGAATTTAATAATAAACTTAAATTATGGGTAGAGCAAAAAGAAAAAAGACGTGGATATTCAAAATTTATCTCTGTTTTATTTATTGAAGAAGTTGTTTCTGAAGAAATGATATTTAGTTCATTAAAAGCTGTTATAGATGATTTAAATTTAATTGCTCGTCAACCTAAAAATTCCCAAACTGAAGAAAATACAAATCAATATGTAGATTTCTTATTTGAGAATGCAAATATGCTTCGGGCATTTAGGTCTGATTGTATTTCTATAAAAGAATTTATTAAATCTTCTTTAGAAGAATTTATTAAAGTTCCTCGTCCTGAACTACCAAGTTTATCAATGAGATCAAGATTTAAAGTTGAAGATATTTTGAAGTGCGTTCAATAAATTAAAGTTCTTAACAAGTGATAAAATAAATGGCATTACCTTCTGCTAGTGTTCTATTACGTGCCTCTCAAATTGCTCTTGATGACGATCGTCCTATTTATCTAGATTATTTTAGAGATTCTCTTGAAAAGAAATGTTGTATTGGTGTTAAAGAAGATACAAAATATCTAGTAAAATCTGATAGTGAATATACATCTAGTATTGAATCTGTTTTTAAATGTGAAGATTGTTATATTGTAATTACTGAAAATAGTATTTATGTAGTTTCTAAAGAAATTCCTATAAAGAAAATTCTACCACCTACACAAACTGAATAAATATAATATAATGCAATATCCTCCTCCACATTATCTTTTATTTGAACCTTTGAATGATAAAGTTACTTTAGATGAATGGAAAAATTACAAATCTAATAATCAAAAATCATGTGAGTTCATGGAAATTGATGCTGCAGAAATCAATTCAGTTGATACTTTTGCTCCATGGTTCGATAATTGGATAACACAATTATCTTCAACAAGGTATCGTATTTTACTTATTTTACATTCAGATTTTTTAACTTTTTCATGTCAACAAATGCTTAGAAGATCTTTAGAAAATAGATCTTTTAAATGTAGAGTATGGTTTCATGTTGAAGATCCAACATTAATTCAAGGTGCAATTCAAAGTCGTTGTATTATAAAACATATGAATACTCATATACATAAACCTATCATAAAAACAATATGAGTATTCGTATTTTCACAGATGGAGGATGTTCAAAAAATGGGAAGAAAGACTCCAAAGCTTCATGGGCGTGTTGGTTCCCTGATCATAAAAATTTATCAGATTCAGGAAGAGTTCCAGATTCTGATATTCAAACTAATCAACGAGCTGAATTGATGGCAATTTTCAAAGCAATTGAAATAGCATTAAAATCATTTCCTTCAAATGAAACTTCTCTTACTATCTATACTGATTCTATGTATTCAAAAAATTGTTTAACTTCATGGTTACCTGGATGGGTAGCAAAAGACTGGAAAACTACACAAGGTAAAGATGTATGTCATCGTGACCTAATTGAACAATTATCTCTAAATTTATCTAAATTCAAATCTTATAATATAATTCATGTTTTAGCACATACAGGAAAAGAAGATGAAATTTCAAAGAATAATGATATTGTTGATAGAATGGCAACAAAAGTTTTAAATCCTAATGAGGAAAAGGTTATATTAACAAATAAACAAGAATCAATTACTGGATTTCCTTTATCATTAATGGGTCCTCCAGTTTCAGAATCTGCTATGTTAGAATGGTGTTATAAAAATATGGATAAATTAGATAAAAAAGAATTAGATACAGCTATAATTTCAGCATTATCTAAAACTTTAAAAACTAAAGGATTTGAATTGTCAAAACAAAGATTGCATAGGTCAAATATGTTTAGGTTAGTTTCTAAAAACCATTTAATAGTAGAAGGTCCAGTATTAATAAAAGAAGAATGACAACCGTAGCATATCACTTTTGGTCTCCTACTTGTCAACCTTGTAAAGTAATAAAACCTTCAATTGAAGGATTAAAAGAAGAATTTTCTGGAGTTCAATGGATTTCTGTAAATCTTCATGAAGATCCTAATGATTATGCATTGAAATATGGTGTTAGAATTGTTCCTACAATTGTAGTTGAAACATTAAAAGATAATAAATCTATTCTAATTGAAAAACAATCAGGAACAAATCTAATAAATTATTATCGTATTTTGAGAAATTCTATTCGACAATTGTCGTCGTAATTAATTCACCATTTTTATATGCTTCACATACAAATTGGTCTTGGTCGTTGGGAGCAGAACATGTTCCAACGTCTGGGGGAGTTGTAGGTCCAGTACTACCTAATCCACCTCCTTTAGGAGAACCTAATAAACTACCAGCAGTTCCTGAACCTGGTGAACCACCTTTGTTTAATCCATATTTAGTTGTTGCCCATGAAAAAACTCCAAATAAAAGACCAATTAAAATACTTATTGCAATATCTAATATAGAAAATCTAGCGCAGTTATTAATTACAGTCCATGAATGAACACTCCATAAAGTAAGAAGAGTTAATGATGGAGTTATTGATTGTATGCCTCCACCATTTGACCATATAGTTACTAAATAATGAAACATAATAGTAGTTACAAGAACAATTGATCCAGGACCTTTACCACTATTTGCTAATCCACCTAATCCTGGAACACTACAAAATTCTTGACCCCATGCTCCACCAAGTGGAGGAGGTGGAGGTGCAGGAGCCATAGGTAGTATATCAGGTAATCCAGCTGGAATATCATCTTTTGTTATTCCAAACATTCCAATTCCAAATCCTTGTTTCAAAAAATTATTAGTAACTAAAGCTAAAATAGCAAATAAATTAGGAATTAATCCATCCCATTTTTGTGAAATTAAAAATTCTACAAATCCAAATGAAAATAAACCTAATGATGAATATTCAAATAATTTAGAAAGAAAAGGTGATATAATTCTTTCAATAAATGATGGAATTGCTGGTGGTAAAATTCCTCCAGGTCCTTCAACTACCGCAGCCGCAGGTTGTGCTTTAAGTAATCTATATACTGTAACACCTAATCCAGCAGTTATTATAAAGAGTACTAGAACTGCAATTATCAGTGTTAATGTTGGTGTATCCATTGTTTATTCCCGAGATACAAAATAAAGTCAAATAATAAATGAGTATATACTCTTCATCAACTACATGGGGAGGACAATGTGCATCAACACAACAAAGTCCTATTAATGTATCACAATCTTCCGCTAAACCTTGTGATTTATTATGCGATCTTGTTTTTGATGATGCTGTAATTCCACAAGCAAATGTTATTGTTTCAGATGAAGGAGTAGTTCTTCAAAATACTCCTGGATTAGGTTCCTGTAAGTTTAATGGAGAAGGATACACGTGTACAAATTTAGTAGTTACACATCCAAGTCACCATACGATTGAAAACATTCAAGCAGATGGTGAAGTTGTAGCAATTTTTACAAATCCTTCAGGAAAGATTTTATGTGTAAGTTCGTTATTTAGAGTTAATCCTGCTGAAACTGATTCAACATCATTTTTTAATGGATTTATTCCTTATGCTAATCCTGGAGTAGATTATACACCTGTAAATTTAGGTGATAATTGGGGACTATTTAAAATGGTTCCTCCAGCAGGACAATATTTTGTTTATGAAGGTTCATTAATAATTCCTCCATGCTCACAATGTACATGGGTAGTTTTTAAGTCTATGATTAATATTGATTCTAATAATTTTGCTTTGTTAGTTAAAAATGTAGCTCCTGGTTCAAGACCTCTTCAATCTTTAGGTGATAGAGAAGTTTATTTCAATAATACTGAACAATTAGCTGGTGGTCCTATGCCGCATGATAATAAAGCATATATGCGTTGTAAAAGAGTAGCAAAAAAAGGTGAAGATGTAAAATCTGTATCTAAAGCTCCATTAGCAGATGAAAATAATAAAAAGAAAAAAGGAAATTTAAATAAAATATCAGATTGGGCATCTGAACAAATAGCAGAGAATGGAATTATTGCTTTGATAGATATAGCAATTTTATTAGGTTCTGCTTTTTATGGATGGAAATATGCAAAAGATTCTTATATACAAGGTTCTACAATGAAATTTGTAATAAAATTTTCTGAATGGATTGCAGGATTAATACGAACATTACTTGGGTTTAGTTAACGTTTATCTTCCCAACATGTTTTATGAGTTGGTTTTTCTTCTCCTCCCCATACAGTTTCTTCTTCTTCAGGAGAAGCATCTGGATCACCATATTTTTCAATTAATGTAAGTTCTCTTTTTTGTCTTTTTATTTTTTCTACCTTAATCCATTCACCTTCTTCAGGTTTAGGTTTCACAACTGGTTTTTCTTCTTCTTGTTCTTCAAATCTACTACAGTTTTCAAATTTAGGAAGATTAATTGGACGAAATTTAGGTTGTGATTGTTCTTCAATAGTCATAAATTTCATATATTCATCATGTGTTTTCCATTCATTAGCTAATTGTGCATATGTAGGTCCTTCTTGCCTTTTAGGCATTATTTTAACGTTAGGATTTAGTGGAGGAAAATCTTCCACCTTATTAGACATTGTTTTATTAGAGAAATATAAAATTATTTTTTAATCCGTTTTGAACGAAAAACGAATTACGCATTAGAAAGTATAAAATTATATAAATGGTGATTTGTATATCTATAAATTCATCTGGAGGAGTAAATGAATTTACTATTCCTCCAAAAGAAAAAGATATTCTTGAATTTATTCGTAAGAAGTTTAAAAATACCTCACTACAATTTCAAGGAAAAATTCAAGATCCTTTAAAAGAATCTTCTTGGCTTTCTATATTTGCTTCTGTAGAAGGTCTAGAAGAACATATTAATCAACATATTCTTCCATCTCCATTTAATGAAGAAAATTATTATGGCCATATTGTAATTCTTTCATCTGATTCAGAAGAACAAGATGAATATGAACGTCCTAGTATTTCATATACTAATTTAAAATCTGAATATTATGAACTTTTATATCAAGAATGGACATTTGATTCTGAAAGTAATGAAGATGAAATTGGAGAAGAAGAAGAGGAAGAAGAAGAAGAAGAAGAGGAAGAGGAAGAAGAAGTTAATACTAAACCTACATTTACATCAAAACCAATTCAAAGAAAATCTGAGAACGTATTTGTTGATTGTGCTATTCGTCAAAAAGTTATTGAGAATTTCAATGAACTTCTTGAAGATGAAAAAATTTCTAATCAACTAGAAGAATCTTTATTGCATGTAATTAGTGATCAAGCAATTAAAGAAAATATGGATATTGATTGGTCTAATCGTGTATTCTGGAATATGTATAGAAGCAAAGCTATTACTCTTTATGAAAATTTAAAAGGATTTAGTAGTTATGTTCAAAATAATGAAGATTGGTTAACAAAAATTAAAAAAGGTGAAATTGGTATTCGTGAATTTGCTGAATTATCAGCTGTTGAATTATGTCCAAAGAGATGGAAAGATTCACTTGAAAAACAACTTGAAATTGAAAAGAAACTTCAATCTAAAAATAATACTGCGTCAATATTTATGTGGTGTTCAGGATGTAAAAAGAAATCTAAATGTGATTATTATCAAATGCAAACTCGTTCTGCTGATGAACCTATGACTACATTTATGACTTGTCTTGAGTGTGATCGTCGTTGGAAGTTTTAGGAATTACTAATGATAATTTTGCAGGGATTTCTGATGGTGTCATTACATGATGTTCTGCTCTATATACTGATATTTTATGAATACCATTTACTTCAGTAGGCATAGCAACTCCATGATTATGTTTAAATTTTTTATTGAATTCATCAATAATTTGAGGAGGACAATTAGGTGTTGTTTCAGCTAATCTTTCCATAGTTTCACGAACATGAATTAAAAGACTTTCAGCCGTTGTTCTTTCATCACGAGGTAAAGATAATTCAATAGTAATTTTTGATGATAATTTTCCATAAGATAATTGTGCTATTCTATGTGCCTCTGAACGTTTAGCAAACGCAAAGAATCCACCTAAAGTATTTAAAATACCTACACCAATAGAAACTAAACCAATAGCAATACTTGATGTTTTTGTATCTCCATCAAATAATGTTGATGAACCTACTGATGCAGTTCCTGCTAATGTTGAAAGAATTATAACAGGAACTTGTACATAAGAATTATATTTTCCAGTAAGAATTTCAGCACGAGTATGTAACCATGCTAGACCACGACATCTTTCACCTTCTGCTGCTAAAATGTCTTCTAATTGAGACGACCATTCAACTTGAATCTCAGGATCTTCCATTTATAATAAATCATTAAAAATAAATTAACGCGCCTAAAATAAGTTGGGGGAATGAAACATATTTGGATTTATGAAGAATACAAAGATCCTAAACTTCAGAAAGAAATACTTAAATTTTTACCTGAAAAATTTCTAGCAGAACGCGTTGTAAAAATGATAGGATTATTTGATTTTATTAAAGAAAGTAATATTAAATCTGTTAAAGAATTACAAGAAAAGGTAAGAAAAGATGGAAATCCTTTATTTAATGATAAACAAGCATCAAAAATAATTAAGAAAGTTGGTGGCGGGGAAGCTTATAATGCATTAGTTCAAAGAGGATTGGATTATGCGTATTTACTTACACCTGAAACTATTAGAGGAATTTTAGATATTGTTCGTAAATTTATTTTTCCTTTAAGTGAAGTTCCTGTAACTGATCCAGAAACAGGAAGAAAACATCCTGAAGGATGGATAGCAAGAATACCTATTACAGGTCAAGCAGTAAGTATGGTTCTAACTATGGTTACTGAATTTAATAAAACTGCAGCAAAATTAGCTCAACAATATACTCCTATGATAGTTGGTCTTGTTCCTATTCCATTTTCTTCACCTATTGGAACTGCTATTGGTTATATGATTTCTGCTTTATTCATATTTTTTAATTTAATTATTTTTACAGCACAACATAATTTTGGGGATGTATATATTCAAAGTTTAGCTTTAATACCTTTTGTTGGATTAGCATTTCAAAATTATGCTGAATCTAGTGATAGATTTATAGAAAAATTTGCTGAAAAAAGACAAGAATTAATTGAACAATTAAGAGGTAAAGAAATTATTAATGAAAATGGAGAAAAATCTTATGATGGAAAACTTTCATTTGTAGGAAATTTAATTGATAAATTTACATTTGATCCTTTGAAATCAGTTAGTAATGAAGAAATGGAAGCTCATATTAAAGAATTAAAATCAAAAGTTAAATCTACTGCTGATAATCTTCAAAAAACTGCTTTAAAAGTAAAAAATGATGCTATGGCATATACAAATCCTGAGAATAGAAGTAAACTTCAAGCAGAATATAGTGCTAAATTAGATAGTGTAAAAAATATAGTTTATCAAAATTCAAAGAAAATTCAGGATAAAGCAAAAGAATATTATGATAAAACTCCTGAACAATTACAAAAATTAAAATCAAAATTAGAATTAAATCTTGAAACTGCTAAAAAATTATATGAAGATTCTAAAAAATCAGATAATTTAGAAAAAGTAAAGAAAGCAGAGCAACAATTACAAAAAGTTGTAATAGAAGAAAAAGCGGTAGAAGAAGCACAAACTAAACCTTCTGGAGGTAAACGATTTTCATCTCGTAAACATTATAAAAGTAAATGGAAGACACAACGGAAAAAATTAAAGAGACGCTCAAAGAATGGATCTCATTAGATGATGAAGAGCGTAAACTTAAACAACAAATTGTTTCATTAAAAGAAAGAAAACTCAAAAATTCCGAGAAAATTCTGGAATTTATGAGAAATAATAAAGTTGATAATTTTGTTTTAGATGGTAATGGTCTAGGTAATATTTCAAGATCAGTAAGAACTTCTAAACCTCCTTTGCGTAGAAATGTAATTAAAACACAATTATTACTTGAATTTGCTGATCAACCGCAAAAGATTGCGGCAGTTTTAAGAAATATTGAAGGTGTTGATGAAAATATGTCTTCAACTGGAACTATTAAAGAATCACTTATTAGAAGAATTCCTAAACTTAAATAGAGCATCTTGTGCAGCTAATTGTTCTGCTTGTTTTTTAGTTTGAGCAGTTCCTTGTCCAATTTCACTTAATGGACTCATAGCAGCCATAGTATAAGAATTTTGAGTAGAACTTATCATTTTATAAGTTGGAGTATAATGAAATGTTGCTTGACAATATTTTTGTAATTGTTCCTTGAAATTCCGATTATTCATAAGAATTTTTGGAATATCAATATACGTTTCAATTAGATTTATTATGAATGATGAAACAACTTTAAATTCATTTCCTGAATCAGTCCATAAAGCACCAATAAATGCTTCTAAAATATCACCTAATTTTTTAATATTTGTTCTTCCATTACATGCATCTTCATTATGTTTTGAAATTATATAAAATTTATCAAGACCAATCTTTATACTTAATGAACCTAACATTTCATTACAAACAATTTCTTTTTTCAAATCTGTAAGAAATCCTTCTTGTTCTTTAGGAAATCTTTTTATAAGATAAGTTGATACAATAGCACCTAAAATTGAATCACCTAAATGTTCTAGACGTTCATACGATTCATCAAATAAATCAATACAATCATCAGGTTTATCGATTAATTTAATAGTTTCACCTGTTGGTGAAGTATATTCTTCTCTTCGAACATAAGATGAATGAATCATAGCATTTTGAAATAATTTTAAATTCTTGATATTAAAACTACACTTATAAGTAATAAGTATAGTTTGAATATCTTTTAATGATAGAAGTTTATTTCTTGAATTGTAAGGATTATACATGTTTATTTCTTAGACTTCTTATTACGTTTAGTCCGTTTTCGTTTTAATTTATTTTTGCGTGTTTTTTTGCGTTTACCACCAGCAACAAGTTTCATAGCATCTGCACCAATTAAAAAAGTCTTTGTAGAATCTCCAATAAATGTAGAAAATACAACAATAAGTTGAGAATATATTGCAGAAATTTCTGCACTAACATGGTCGTTTCCAGGAATGTTTTGTAGAGGTTTTATATTAGGATTTCTTGGAATTAAAATATCATGAAAGATTATTGTATGTATAGCAGATAATTGAGGACTTAATGGATTTGTAACATATGCATCAATAAGTGCTAATGTAAGTAAAACTACATTTTTATTTGGATATTCCTCGATGAATTTGTACGTAGTAACTAATAATGAAGGTAATCCACCAGCAGGTGGAGGATATATTCCTTTCATTTTTAATTCTTCAATAAATGATGCAAATTCACTAGGTGGAAATTGTGTTGTAATATCATTCTTTGATAAAGGATTTTCACTTACCCAAGTTTTAACAATATCAATTGTTGTTCCTGCATGAACATTGTAAGGTGGGGGGTATATTGCATTATGTTGTAAAATATAAGATTGTTGTAACAATCCTGTTTTTTGTAATAAATTAAATGCACTACATGCTGCAGCCAAAGGTTTAAATGCAGGACTTGAATTTAATCCATTTAATAATGTTGATGATGCTAAACCACATATAGTAGAAAAGATTTCTGTTTCATCTAATGGAACTTCATAATCTTCATGTCCTCCTCCTTGTTGCATACTTGATGGTTGAATAACAAAAGAAAAATCCGTTTTACTTCCACCTACCATATCAGCAAGACCTTGATTAGGTTTAAATAATTTAAAATATTTTGCTCCTTTTACTCCATGTGTTTGTAATATTGTTGGTACTTCATAAAAGTAAGCTGCAATATAAGCACAAATTTCATCAATTGTTACAAATATATGTCCTAACTTTTTACAGTATCTTATTTGATCTGAATCAGCACATCTTTTTAAATCGAATTTTTGTGCTGTAGTAAATCTATTTAGTCCCCAAGGACCTTGATATGCAGGATGAAATATAGCATTACATAATTCAGGTACAGGAGGACCTCTTAATCCTGTTCTTAAATCTATATATGTATCATCAACAAATATTCTAGATGTAGGTCTAATATTTGAATCATATACTGTTGATTGTGGTGCTATTTTTGAACCAGAAAAAAATGCAGCATCAGAAAATTCAGGAGGTTTATTATCTAATCCTGGAGAAAATGGTGATTCAAATAATATTGAATTTCCAAATAAATCTTTAGTAGATAATCCAGCTGAATCACAAGCAGTAGCAGGAGTTACTACATTTACAATAGATACTTTTGTATTTAAGACTTTTGCTAATGCTCCTAATCCACCTGAACCACCATCCATAACTATTTTTACTGGATTATTATCATCAGTTATAGAAGCATGGCCAAAATAACCAAATATTGCTTGTAAAACTGATAATGCATTATCATTATTTGTAACATAAACAGTTTGAGTTTCAATATCCGGTATTCCAACTAATCTTTTAGCAGCTGTTTCAGGATGTGAAATAGTAGATTCATCTGTTAATGTATTATACATTGTTCCAACTTCTGCTGGATTAAAAATTCCAGCTGCAATAAATGATGTAAGTTTCTTATTTAATTCTTCAGTTAGTTTAGATCTTGGAGATGGATCACACCTAGGTCCTTTTAAAAAGTCATGCATACTATCGCATGTATTAAATGCAATTGATCTTCTAAATCTAGTTGTAGTAAAATCAGCTACTGCCATGGTTACTTAAATACAACATTAAAATTATATTCTTGAGAAATAAGTTTCTTAGATTGTTCTTTAAGAATATGATTATATAATTCAGGTTGTTCTTTTAAATATTCTTTAAGATCAGATTTTGAAATATTCCAAGGTTTTTGAGAACCAGGTTTAATAATTTGAATTTCAACATTTTCTTCTTCAACTTTCATTTTATCTAATTGAGCAAATTCAGGAAGTTTAATAACTTGTGCTAATTCATCTTTAATAACAGAACGTTTTTCACGTTTCTCATATACTAGTTTATTTAGTTCAGCAAGTTCTTTTTCAGTATCGACTAGTTTCTTAACACAAGACTTAACTTCTTTTAGAGCGTTTTCTTTATATTGGCGCATCGTTTCTTCCATCGTTATTATTCTTAAAATAGGATAAAACATAATCCATTTTTAAGATAATGGATTCAGATGAAATAGAAAGATTAAGACAAATTTTTAATAAAGAATATCCATCAAATCCAATATCTGAAGGTTCAGCGTCATATATATGGAAAGAATTACAACAAAGATTTCATAAACATTGCGAACAAGGATTACAATGTATTATTACTGAATTTATGAAAAAACCTAAAGCTCCTGATTCATGGTCTACAAATCCTAAAGAATGGTTATCATCAGAAGATATAGATAAAATTGAAAAACAACTTCAAAAATTATATGTAGGTTATAAATATTTAGGAACTATTCCAATTGATTTTGATAAGAAATCAGAATTAGGAAAATGTATTGTTGATTCTTTATGTGCTATAAAATTAGATAATCTTTTAAAGAAAGGTTATACAAGAATAGGAATTGTATTTAATACAGATGTAAGTACAGGACCAGGACAACATTGGATTGCAGTATATTGTGATTTAAGACCTGAATTAGAATATCCAAGATTTACATATTTTGATTCATATGCTGAACAACCTGAACCTGAAATTCAAAGATTAATGTTTAGATGGAAAGAAGAATGGGATTCAAATCATCCAGAGAAAATGCTTCTTTCATATAATAAAACTCGTCATCAATATGAAGATACTGAATGTGGAATGTATTGTTTAATATTTCATCATTATTGCTTAAATGAAATACCTATGGATAAAAGAATTCATGATAAAGTATGTAGAAGTTTTAGAGAATTATTTTTTAATATAGCGAAAGTGTAATGGATACTGTTCTTCCAGTAGCAGCAGATAATACTATGTTTTATTTATATTTAGTTATTGGTATTATTGGAATAGCTATAATAGGATTTTTTGTTTATGAAGCAATAGTTCCTAATGAACATAAAGCTATTTTAGAAGCTACACCAATATTTAAAACTTATGAATCTGTTACTAAATTAGCTCCTATGGGATGTCCACAAACACCCGCTTATCGTTTATGTGATTATTATATTGCAAGTTCATCATATTCTCTTTTTCCAGCGTCAGATGTATATGATTACATTTCTGATAAAGTTCTTCCTATGGTTATTAAAGCAGGAGCAAGATTAGTAGAATTAGATGTTTATGCTGATAGTAATGATAAACCTGTTGTTGGACTTAAAAATCAAAAATTAGGAACAGATTATGCTTATAATACTGTTCCTTTAAGTGCATGTTTAACTTCTATTGGAAATAATGCATTTAATTCTATAAGCTGTCCTGTATCTTCTGATCCATTTATATTAAGTTTAGTTTTCCATACAAATAAAACTACAGTAATTAATGCAGCAGCAGAATTAATTAAAGAATCAGCAATAAAACCTAGATTATTAGATTATGAATATGGATATCAAAGAAAAAATGTAGCAGTAGAACCTATATGTAATTTACAAAGTAAAGTAATTATTGTTTCAGGTGGAAATGAAATTAAAGGAACATTGATGGAAGAATTAATTAATTTATCTTGGTCAACTTCTCATTTACGTAGATATACATATTCACAAGCTTCACAACCACATGATTATGAAGAATTAATTGATTATAATCGTAATAATATTACTATGGTTGTTCCTGATAATTTAGATGATTTAAAGAATAATAATCCTCAAATTTTATTAACGTATGGATGTCAATGGTCATTAATGAATTATGGTTCAATTGATACAATGATGGAATTATATATTGGTGAATTTCAACAAAATAGTTCAGTTTTAAAACCTGCAGGATTAAGAGCATTAAAACCTAAATCATATAAAACTCCTCAAATGCCTGATCCTTCAGTATCATTTCAACCTATGCAAAAGACTTCTCCTATTTATAATGTTGTAATTTAATTTCTATGCGTTAAAGTATAAAAAATGGAAGGTGAATCTAAAATGATGAAAGAAGAACCTAAAGCTGGTGGTCGTAAAAAGAGTGCATGGATGAAACATGTATCTGCTACAATGAAATCTGAAAAAGGCAAGAAAGGATCAATGGGTAAAAATTGGTTTAAACATGTATTAAAAACGGCAAAGGCCACTTATAAAAAGAAGGGTGGTTCTCATGGTTTATCACCTGCTCCTATTGTAGGTGGAACTCGTCGTCGTCGTCGTGGTGGTAAATAAGTTCATATCTAAGGAAAAAAAGTAATGTAATATATAAATACAAACATGGGTGGTGGTTTATTACAACTTGTAGCATATGGTGCACAGGATGCGTATATTTCAGGTAATCCTCAAATTACATTCTTTAAAAGTCTTTACAAGCGTCACACGAATTTTGCTATGGAAGCATTTCGTGTGAATTTTAATGGTCAAGCTGCTTGGGGTGTAAAAAATTCAGCCGTTCTAGGTCGTCATGCTGATTTAATGGGTGCAACTTATTTAGAAGTAGTTCTTGCTGAAGGTACTTATAATAATGATGTCGGAAGAATTGGATTCAATCTTTTACGTCATGTAGAGCTTGAAATTGGTGGACAATTAATTGATAGATTATATGGAGAATTTATACATTTATGGTCTGAAATGACTTTACCGTATGATAAAAGAGCAGAACTTGACATGATGGTTGGAGGAGGTACTAGTGCTGGCTCTCAAGTTATGGGTGGATTGAGATCTTGTAATTTAGGTTCAGGTCGTCCTTCTATACCTAATAATGTTCTTTATATCCCTCTACCATTTTTCTATACTAAAAATCCTGGTGTAGCTTTACCTTTAATTGCTCTTCAATATCATGAAGTTCGTATTAATGTTTTATGGAATGATGTTGAATTCATTGCTGGTAATTTTAGAGACAGTGTTCCTGCTCCTCTTGAAGCTGCACTTTATGTAGATTATATTTATTTAGATACAGAGGAACGTCGTCGTATGGCTCAACAATCACATGAATATTTAATTGAACAAACTCAATTTAATGAAGATAAAGGTGTTTCTTCTTATTCAAATAGAATTGATTTAACATTTAATCATCCTGTAAAAGAACTTATATGGGTAGTTCAACCTTCTTATTATACAAATTGTAATATAGCTAAAGGTAGAAATGAACCTAGACTTCAACCTTTTACTTATGGTGGAAATGATGTATTTGAACAATTAATACAAATTAATGGTCAAGATCGTATGGATAAAAGATATGGCAATTATTTTAGTAGTGTTCAAAATTTCCAACATCATTCAGGTCAGAAACCTGGTCCTTCAGTATATTCTTATTCATTTGCACTAAAACCTGAAGAGCATCAACCGAGTGGAACATGTAACTTTTCAAGAATTGATACAGCTACTTTAGTATTAACTATTTCAGGTGGTGTAACTGTAGATCCAGATACTGATTTAACATATAATATTCGTGTATATGCGATTAACTATAACATTCTTCGTATTATGTCAGGTATGGGTGGTCTAGCGTATTCCAATTAATAATATTCATATGAATAAATAATGGAAGTAGATAAACTACTTATTGTAGCACATCCAGATGATGAAATTCTTTGGGGAGGTTCAAATTTATTATCACAATCAGGATGGTTTGTTATATGCTCTACGCATTTAAACGATCCTGTAAGATCACGTGAATTTTTTAGTACTATGTCCTATTGTAATGTTACAAGATACATTATGTTTGATGTTAAAGATGAATATACTGAAGACCCTTTAGTTGCTGATAAATTATATGATGGAAGTATATTTGATAATTTTCTTAAAAAATTAGCTACAAAATCATGGAAATTAGTTCTTTCACATAGTGAAAAAGGTGAATATGGTCATGAACATCATAGAAAAGTTCATCGTATGGTAAAAAAATATTTTCATTCAGCAAAATTTTTTGATTTAGGTCCTAAATTATCTCCTCATGAAATTGAACATAAAAGAAATGCTCTTTTATTTTATAGAAAAACTCAATCTATTTGTAAAACTATATTTAATAAAAAAAGTAATACTTTGAAATTATCTGAACGTCAATTCTTTTTTAATGAAAAACTTTTTATTTCTGAAAGAAAAGAAATACCTAAAATAATTAATCAAATATGGTTTGGTAAACCTCTTGCTGAAAATTCAGTTAGATATCATCTTATGAAAAATGTTGAAACTTTAGCTTTAAAAAATGGTTATCAATATAAATTATGGACAAATAATGATTTATTTTATGAAAATTTTCCTCTTGTATGGGAATTTATTCAATTAGCTATTGAAAAAGGTGAAGAATTAGAACAATCAAGATTCGCACAAGTTGCTGATTTAGCAAGATTAGAAATTTTACATAGATTTGGTGGAATTTATTTAGATTCTTTATTTGAAATTTCAATTAAATTCTTAGATTTTATAACAAAAAATAATAAAAGAGAATTAATTGTTGCAAATGAAGATCCATGTGAATTAAATTGTAAAGGTATTGATGGAAAAAAATATATGTCTAATGGATTTTTTGCTGCTCAACCTGGTTCATCAATTATAAAAAGATTACTTAATTATGATGTTTTAGAAAATGTAGATTGGGATAGTGTATATATTAATCGCACTACTGGTCCGTATTTTTTCAGATCAGCAATGAAATCAAGTGATGATATATTAGTTATTCCAACTGAGAAAATCTATCCATTTATGGTGAATGATTCAGCATATAGAAAAGCTAAACCTAATGAATGTATTACTTCAGATGATAAAGTTTTACATAATTGTCTAAAAGAAAAATATCCTAATTCTTTAGTAATTTATCATTCAGGTTTTGGAGGTTCATGGAGTTGGTAGAGTTTTACCATTCCATAGCAATATCTTCCATGTTACATGCACCTTGTTCTGCATCTTTACGTTCTTCTTCTTCTACACGAGCATTAGCTGATTTCAAATCAGTTTCAAATACAGATAAATCTTCTTCAGAACCTTCAGGTAATTTAGTTTCATCTACTAAAATATCTACAAACCCTGTTCCACATGGCGGTTTTTGTCCAAACATAATATTGGCAGAAACACCACGCATATTATCAAATTGTGATCCTAATGCAGCACCAAATAATACTTTAGTAGTTTCTTCAAATGTTGATTTAGCAAGAACACCTGATTCACTTTTATTCATACCAAATCTATTTGCTTCAATTAGACGACCAGAATAAGTCATTGTATCAATTAATGTAATCATATGATGATAATTTACAAATTCTGTAGCAAATACTTCCATAAATTCTTCAAATAACATTGAACGAACAGTTTCAATACCAAATACATCCAAAACTTCATAAATATCATTTGAGAATGAACGGAAAGGATCAGTTCCAGGAACTGAACTTAAATCAAGTAAATTTGTTCCTTCGACATCAAGAACATATTGTTTTAGAGGAATATATCCACCAATAGTTTCATCAAATAGTAATTCTTTAGATAATTCACGAACAAATACTTTTCCAATTCCTTCAACTCCTGTTAGAACAGTATCTAGTAATTTATCTTCAATAAATCTTAAAGATAAAGCATTCTTAACAACTTCTTGAGCGAATACAATACGAATTACAATTTTATCCGGTGAATTTGTATCTGAATGCGCACATGAGAATATACGAAGAACTTTATTATTTTCTAGTTTTGTTTGAATTAATGTCATATCAATAATATTACGAGCAACCATTTCATCTTTATCTAATTCTAGTCGCATAATCCATGGAGATGTACAACTCTGTCCTTGTGTTACTGAAAATTTTTGATAAGATTTTAGTAATTCACGATCTTCTTCAACTACAGAATCAGTTGTTAAAGGGTTCGGATCATAATAAATACGAACAGATTTTGTAATATCACGCATTGTCGTCTTTTGAATTTCCTTTTTCTTTGATAATACATCATCTGATGAAATAGCTATTTTTGAATCTAAATATACTACATTTGAAGGATTTTTAGGATTTGATGATACACTCAAAAGTTCTACAATACGAGGAACACCTTGTGTTGCATTAGCTTTAGCAGTTCCAGCTGAATGGAAAGTATTTAGTGTAAGTTGTGTAGTAGGTTCACCAATAGATTGTGCTGCAATAGTTCCTACCATTTCGCCAGCATGAACTGTAGATTGAATATATTTAAATTGAACTTCACGAATTAATTCATCAAATAATTCTTTTGTTAATCGTAGAACCATAATTGATTTTTTAGGTGCTAAGTAAAATCTTAGTAAAATATGAAATAGTTTATTATATTTTAGAATAGGTTCTTCACAAATTCTTTGAATTTCTTTAATTACATAAATTGGAGTCAAATTGGTTTTTGTAGCATAAGGATTAGCATATTTTTCAGTAATACGCTTTAGATTTACGGGAGCACTTACTTCTTCTTTTTTAGTAAATCTTAGAATATCGCGAACAAGAACATCTCTGTCTTTAATAATTTCATCTACTAAATCAGGTGTTTCATTAACATCTTCAGAACATACTTTCTTAAGTTCTTCTAATGATAAAGCATAATGCTCATAAATATCTGCTAGAGACATTAATCCAAGATTACATTGTTGAACTTCTACACATCCAGAATCAATACCATCACCACCATATCTAAATTGAACAATAGTTCCATTAACATTACGAACAGTTCCATCATATTCTACATGCAAATCTTCCATTGACTTAACAAGTTTTCGTTGAATATATCCTGAATCTGATGTCTTTACTGCTGTATCAATCAAACCTTCACGACCACCCATAGCATGAAAGAAGAATTCAGCAGGACGAATACCTGTAATAAATGAATTTTCTACAAATCCACGTGATTCAATACCATCATCGTATTTAGCAAAATGAGGAAGAGTTCTATCTTGTAGAGTATATTGAATACGACGACCACCAATAAGTTGTTGTCCTAATAAAGCAGCCATTTGCCCGATATTTAGATAAGAACCTTTAGATCCTGATTCTACCATTTCTTTCATACGATTATCATCAGGCAAACTTGCCGTCATTTGATTATTAATTTCTGATGAAATGTCTTTTAGAGCATTAGAAATTTGATTTTCTAATTCTTCACCATCAGGACGACCTGAATTATTTAAGAATGTTCCTGAATGAACACTTGAAAGAATCTCAGCTACTTTCTTTCTACCTTTTTCAAGTTGTGTACGAATTACTTCCATCGTTTCTTCATTTGCAATTAAATCAGATGCACCTACAGAAAATCCAGTAAATAAATTGAATTTTGTAATAACATTTTGAACATCATTAATAAATTGTCCTGCACGATGAGGACCAAAATCATTGTAAATAACATGTAGCAAACCTTCAGATGCTGATCCAAATGCACCCTTCTTTAATTGTCCTTTAACAAGTCTTCCTTCTTTAATTACTAATTTGCTATTCAAGTCAATCAAAGGAAATGTAGTTGAAATTAAATCACGACCACTAATATTTTTATTAGTTCGAGAATATGCGGAAAGAGGTTTTTTCATTCTTGAAAGAATATTCATAGCAATATGTTCAGGAACTTCAGTATCTTTTCCAATACGAAATAATCCGGTCATAGTATCTTGAAAGAATTGAATAATAGGAGAATTAGTTCTTGGTGAAATAATTTGTCTTAGAACAGAAGCTAGATATTTAAGCTCTGTTGCAGCAGCAATACTTTGAGGAACGTGCATATTCATTTCATCACCATCAAAATCAGCATTATAAGGACGAGTAGCAGATACATTTAGGCGGAAAGTTGAATAAGGAAGAACTTTAATACGATGACATTCCATCGAACCTTTGTGTAGAGAAGGTTGACGATTAAATAGAACTACATCACCATCAACAAGATGACGATGAACTACATCACCTTCTTTCAAATCAATAATTTCAGGATTTACAAATTTTAAACTTAATGAACGACCATCTTCTTTAAGAAATACTGATTTTGCTCCAGGATATTTTCCAGTTCCATTACGAATATAAGACATTAGTCTATCACGATTATATCCAGTAACAATTTCAGGAAAAGTTAAATTCATTGCAATTTCTTGAGGAACTCCAAGTTCATCTACATCAATATTTGCATCCGGAGTAATAACAGAACGAGCAGAGAAATCTACACGCTTACCCATCAAATTTCCACGAACACGACCAGTTTTAGCACCAAGACGTGATTTCAAAGTTTTTAGAGGACGCCCAGAACGTTGTGCTGCAGGAGGTAATCCTTTAATATCATTATCTACATATGTTGCAACATCAAATTGAAGTAGTGTTGTATATTTTTTAATTACATCAAGAGATTCACCTTTATCAATCTTTTCACGAAGACGTTGATTATTACGAACAATATCAATCAACTTATGTGTTAGATCATCTTCCATACGCTGATTATCTTCCATAATAACAGAAGGACGAACAGTTAGTGGGGGTACTGCTAAAACAGTACAAATCATCCAATCAGGACGAGAAAATTTAGAATTAAATCCAAGTAATTCTACATGACGATCAGTAATACGTTGAAAACATCTTAGAACAAGTTCAACTTCTAAAGGAATAGGTTCTGCTTCATCATCATATGTAATTGCTTGAAGAGATGCAACAGTCAAATCTTCCTTTTCAATCTTTTTTATAAGAGGTGTTTCACAATGAGGACATGACCCTGATTTAAGTTCTTTAGTTTTATAACTTGCAGTTTTATCACGAACAGCGTTAAATCTGTCCATACCTTGAAATTTCTTCTCAATCTTTTCAAGTTCTTCATCAACTAAATAAGGATTAGAACAATTTAAACATACATTTTGAAGAATCTTAATAATTTCAGGAAGAAATTGATATAAATATACAGGACGAGCTAATTGAATATGTCCAAAGTGACCAGGACATAAAAGATTAGTTTGTTTACATGTCGTGCAAATTGAACCATTATCAATTACACCAAATCTACGATCAAATACACCACCTGGAACAGGTTGGTCAATTTGATAAGTTTTATCTGTAATAACCTCGACAACACTTCTTGAAAGAATTTCGTCGGGGTTGGCGATTCCAAATTGAACTCCAATAATTGTATCACCCATACTTATATTAATAATTCCTATGTTTATATTGTTCCATTTTTCATTTACTATAAAATAAATGCGTCCTTATAGACTTCCAATAATTAGAATTCCCATAAGGCAACAAATTCCCGCTTCAAAATTATCTTTTGATGATACTGAAAAAAAACAAGAAATTATAATACCTACAATTTCCGAGCAGTCTCAAACGTTAGAAGCCAAAAATGATCATCATCTAAAATAGCTTTAATTAATTTCGGGTCATACTCTTCTTCTAAAGAATCTATCCATGAATCAAATTCAGGGCCGGTTTTAAGTTTGAATTTTTCAGGTTTCTTTATTTTTTTAGTATTTATACTGTGCCAAATATCATGGCAGAATTTTTCTGTTTTATAGCCATCCTCACTTTTATCTCTTAATTGTCTTACTTCCTTGTACCATTTTTCCATTATTATTAATAATGAGATTGAAAACTATTCGAAAATCACATAAAAAGGAAAAGAAATTTGATGCTATATTTGTTTACCCAGATGGACATGAAAAAGTAGTTCGATTTGGTGCAAGAGGAATGTCTGATTTTACTAAACATAAAGATACAAGAAGACGAGCCCTTTATTTAAAAAGACATTCAGGAATGGGAGAACATTGGAATAAACCTGATACTCCTGGTGCTTTAAGCAAATGGATTTTATGGAATAAACCTTCATTTAAAGAATCTGTAAAAGATTTTAAGAAAAGATTTAATTTAGGTTAAAAACGGATTTTTTAGTTATAAATTTTTAGATAGTATGACGTCAATGGATGATTTATCAGAAGATACAATTCATTATGAAATTATGCCATTTCTTTCATATGAAGACCGAATTAATTTTAATAGGACTTTAAAACCTGAACATCGGCGTACTAAAAAGTTCGCAAAAAAAGATAAAAATGTTACATTAAAACATGAACTTAGTGTTTTAATTATTCAAATAAAAATCACTATTGCAAAAGTAGAACAATCTCTAACAAGTAAAGATAGTTTCAATAATATTCTCAAAGTAGTTAAATTACTACTTCGTCCAAGATTTAGTATTGTTATAGCACATTATGTTGATTTTCGTCAAAATTTATTTAATAAAATACAAAATCTTTATACACTTGCAGGTGGTGAATTTAATAATATTTCAAATGATTATATTAAAGAATTTAGAGAAATATTACATGCATTTCTTGATTTCATTAAATCCCTAAAACCAATTAGTGAACATTTAAATCCTAAACAAATAATAATTCAATAAATAGATAAAGTTCTTGCTGAAGGATCTGTAGTTTCTGGAGACCATTTAGGCATCCACATATAAGGTATTACAGATAAACACTTCTCTCCAAAAAAACCAATAAATAATTTTTTATACATATCTTTTTCAGATTCATAACCTTGAGAAATAGCATATTTATTTATAGATGCATGCCAAGGTTCTTCAATAGAACTTACACCATCACTAAACGCTTCTTTTTTTCTCCATAGAATTTCTGGAGGTAATAAATCGTTATAAAATGATGATCTTAAAATATATTTTTCTTGACTAGTTCTTAGAAAATTAGTTGGAATAGACCTCCAAACATTAACAAATTGTTTATCTAAAAAAGGTGTTCTTGGTTCTAATCCATGTGAAGACATACATCTATCACTTCTTAGAACATCAAACATATGAATATCAGTTAATAATCTTTCAATTTCTGATTCAAATTCTTCATCTGAAGGAGCTCTTGAAAAATATAAATATCCACCACCAATTTCATCTGATCCATCTCCATTAAATACAACTTTAATATCAGTATTTTCTTTAATATATTTTCCAATTAACCAATTACCAACAGAAGCTCTTACACTTGTAACATCATAAGATTCAATTGCATAAATTACTTGTGGAATAACTCTGAAAAAATCTTCCTTAGTTAAAATAATTTCATGATGATTTGATTTTATATGATTAGCAACAATTCTAGCACATTTTAAATCAGTAGAACCTTCCATTCCAATACTAAATGTATTTAGTTTATCAGTATATTTACTAAGATTAGCACATACTAAAGAAGAATCTAATCCTCCACTTAATAAAGCACCAATAGGTCTTTCACTTAAAAGACGTTTTTTAATTGCTTTTTCAAATACATTTTTTAAAGAATATCTTGCAAATACTTCATCATTTAAAGAAGGATTTTTTATCCATGGAATTGTATGGTATTTTGTAGATTTATTTTGAGATAACCATGTTCCAGGTTCAAAAGGTTTTATTTCATCACAAATATTTTCTAATGCTTTTATTTCAGATGATACAACAAAATAATTATTTGTTTTTCCAATAAAAAGAGGTCTTACGCCATAAGGATCTCTTCCAATAATAACTTCACCTGTAGAAATATTATATACGATTATTGAAAATACACCATCTAATGATCGAAAAACTTCAGTAGGATTTAATTTTGAAAATAAATAAGGTAAAATTTCACAATCACTGCAACCAATAGGTAATTCTATATTCCATTTAGTAGCTAATTCTTTATAATTATAAATTTCACCGTTACATACTACTGCAATATTATTACGAATTATAGGTTGATTACCAATTTCTGATAATCCATTAATACCTAATCTTGTAAATCCTAAAATAACATTTGTAAATTCTTTTATTGAAAAAAATTCAGGACCTCTTGGAATTAGTAATTCAATACATTTCTTTATAATTTCTTTTGATGGAAATTGAGATCCAAATATGCCCCAAATTCCACACATATTTACTAGTGTAAGTTCATAATGTCTAAACTCAGAAACACATTTAAACGTATTATCTCTATGTAATAGTAGCAGTGTGGCCGAGTGGTTAAGGCGCAGGTCTTAAGAACCTGTGGAGAAATCTGCGTGGGTTCGAATCCCACCGCTGCTAAATTGCCCTACTAGCTCAGTGGATAGAGCGCCGACCTTCTAAGTCGGAGGTCGTGGGTTCAATTCCCATGTAGGGTACTTGATCTCTTAGCTCAGTGGTTAGAGCATCTGGCTGTTAACCGGAAGGTCGCAGGTTCAATCCCTGCAGAGATCGTATAAAACGGATTTATATTTTATAGTTTAAACTTAATCTAAGCTTAAGATGTTCAAATTTATTCAAATAACAATCAGGTTGCTTGGGCGGTGGGCTCTAACTAGTGAAAAGCATACTCAAATAAAAGCAAATTGGGGAAATATCGATAATTGTTATACTTCAACATTTCGTTGATGAGTCTCATCGTCTAGTGGTTAAGACACAGGGCTTTGACCCCTGAAACCCCAGTTCGATTCTGGGTGGGGCTGTAAAACTGGAATCACTTTCGTGAATAGATCATTCCACGAAAGTGTTTTTTCACTCTCTAAATAGAGTTTAGCATTTCTATTAAATGATTTTATATAACAAAAAGCAACAATTCCAATAATAAATGAATACCATGATTCCATTATATCTTTTTCAAAATAGAATTCATACGGATTCTTAACACAGGATAATTAATAATATTATAATTTCTCCATCCTCTTATTCCAAAAAATTCTGTATTAATTCTTCTTTTTAACCAATACTGTGTACCATTACCTGGTGTTAAAGCACCAACATATTGTGGACCCATATTTTTAGCATATCTTCTTACGCTACATCTAACATTATCCATAGTCTTAATTAAATACGTTCTATTTTGCTTGAAATTTGTTTCTTTCATACGATTAATAATAAATTCTTCTGTTTCTATTTTTAATTGTTTAATTAATTCTTTGTATGAAGAAAAAGATTCTTTGAATTCTTGAATACTTTGTTTAATTTCTGGATTTCTTTTTGCTGAAGAAAAAATCTTTTTTAATAATCCTTCTCTTGTAACTTCATCACTAACTTTATTTTTTCCACATAAAGGACATTGAGCATTAGTTTTATTTAATACAGTAATTATACATGTTGTATGATATGCATGTTCACATTCTAATTTAACACATGTAGTTGTAGAAGTATTAGAATCTTTAAAAGATTTCATATCCATATGTTCATAACATATTGAACATTGATCAGTCATTTATTAAAAACGGATTTTTTAGGTCTAAATGCTTTATTAGTAGGATGGACAATCAACCAAAGACGCGCAAAGAGTCAAAGAAAAACCAAAAAGAAAAGGGACAAGGAAAAAATGGTAAATATACACAAAAAGGTGTTCGAGCAAAAGAAGAACAAATGGCTAAGAATCCTAAACCTTAAAAACGGATTTTTTAGTTATATAATATTAGATAGTATGGCGCAACAAAATTTGGAATGGCAAACTGCTTTAAACTTATGGCTTACAACTCCACTTGAGGACTGGGTTCCTGAACCAGTTCCTGTAGATTCTTCTATTGTTGAGGCAGAAGCAAAAATAGCATCAAACCAATTTTATTGGGAAAAATATTTGGTGGACAAAGCACGTATAGATGCAATTGAGCGTGCAGGTGGGGAGTGGTGGAATGACGACTTTTACATTCCTGATGAGTGTTCATCTGAATGTGAGTGTGTAATCTACGAAGAAGATGATGGTCCTTGGTGTAATTACTGTGTGGCCACTATTAACTGCCGATGCGATGAACTAGACGAGTCTTCTCATGGGGGACCAATCTGTGTCTATTGCAGGACATTTGAAAAGTTCGGACTCAAATACAATGACTAAATCCAATTAATTTTAAACCAACAAAAACGGATTTTTTACTTTAAAACAATAGTTTTGTACGGAAAGCAAAGATGACCGAGCAACAAGTTAATATTACAATTGAAGAAATTCTTAAATATGAAGAAGAAACACGAATTCTTCAAGCTCAAATAATAGAACGTGAAGAAATTGCTCGCAAGATGAGAAAGAAATATGAAGAATCACAATTGTTTAAACAACCTCCAAATAAATTCTGTAGTGTTGAATATGCTCTTGCAATGTTAAAAGATGAATGCTGGTGTAAATCTGTTTGCAAATGTGAAACATGTTCTGTTGCTCAGAAAGTTGCAGAAAAATGTGATGAATCTCTGAAGAAAAACCTTTGTATTAACTGTGAAATGCGTTTAGTAACTGCACACTAAAAATAAATTTTCTTAGAAAGTCTTCTTCCACCACCTCTTTTTTTCCTACAAGTTTTTCCTCTTTTACATTTACTTTTAAATTTTTCAACTTCTTCTATTGAACCTCCAGTAAACTTTTGCATCCACATAGGATAATGAGAAAAATCTGGTGGATTTTTATTAAGGAACGCAGAAAATCTAGGATATGCTAAAGAAAGATTATGTATGAAATTTTTTTGAATTTCTAATCTTCTTGGTGTATTTTTAAAATTTACTGCTATTGATAATAAGAAATTTGAACCTACTAATTTATTTAAAGATTTATTTTTATATCTCTTTTTTATTTCTTCAAATGATGGATCAGGACCAGGATTAATTACTTTAGGATCTTTAGAACATTGTGTTCTTAATTTATTATTTACTTTATTATGTATTTCATATAACCATTTAGCAGGATCTTTTGAATCATAAGGAAAATCTTTAATGAAATTTCTTGTAGAATTTCTACAAAACTTACAAGGAAGAACTTCTGCCATATGTTTTAGAACTTGATGTGGATTATCTGAATGAAATGAAATTCTATGAAATAAATCCCATCCTGGCGGTCCCCAAAATCTTGTGTCCATTACTAATTCAAAATATTCTATTCTTTTTAAATAATGAGTTATTCACAACTCCAACAAGATTTAAATGTTATTAAATTTTATAATGAAAAAAAAGATGGATTTTTTATTGAAATAGGTGCTAATGATGGAATTACTATATCAAATACATATTTACTTGAACAAAAATATAATTGGAAAGGAATTTGTTGTGAACCAAATCCAAATGTTTTTAAAAAATTAATTGTAAATAGATCAAAATCTATATGTTGTGATAAAGCAGTTTATAATGATTCTAATCAATATATTACATTCGAATTAAAAAATTATAGTCTTCTTTCAGGTATTTCAAGTCATCTCCAAAAAAAAATTAATTTAAATTTTAATATAAAAGAAAATCCAACAATTAAAGTTAAAACAATATCATTATTGGATTTATTAAATAAATATAATTGTCCATCATTTATTGAATATATATCAATAGATACAGAAGGTAGTGAATTAGAAATTATAAGAAATTTTGATTTTAATAAATATACTTTTGGATTAATTGATATTGAACATAATTATATTGAACCAAGAAGAACTGAAATTAGAAATTTATTATTATCAAATGGATATATTTATATTGGTGAAAACAAATGGGATGATATGTATAAACATAATTTAGTTTAAACTTTCTAGATAATAAACAAATGTTACAATTATTAAAACCTCGCACATATAAAAATATTTTATTTATTGGTGCAAATAATATGTCTGAAATAGAATATTATGCTAGAATATATAAAAATGGTATATTCATAGAAGCAATTCCTGATGTGTTTCTACAACTAAAAAATAATTTAGAAAGAGTAAACAAATTATATAATACAAAATTTAAAGCAGTTAATTGCCTTGTTTCTAATGAAATAGGTAAAGAATATACATTTAATATATTTAATAATAATGGACAGTCATCATCTATTTATGAGCCAAATAATGATGTATGGGAATGGCCTTCTGTTAAACAAATAAATTCAATAAAATTAATTTCAACTACAATCGAAAATGTATTAAAAGAGCATCAGTGGGAAAATATAAAATATGATGTAGTCTTAGATGTTCAAGGAGCAGAATTAGATGTGTTAAATGGTTTTGGTGAGAATAATTTCAAAAATATTGAAAGTTTAACTACAGAAATAAGTAAAAAACCATTTTATGTAGGAGGAGTTATTTTTGAAGATCTTAATAATTTTATCATTAATCATGGATTTAAATTAGTTTCATTGCCAAAATATGATCATTGCGATGTAAAATACATTCATGTATAATAGAATATTTTATTATATTCTTTAATATAAAAGATGGGTGCTGATGAAACTTTAATGACTTTCGCGGTCGCAATTTATATCGGTGTTGCTCTATCTAATTTCTTTGGCGCTATTACACGTGATTTAGTAACACCTTTACTAGGTGGTCTATTCCCTGGCGCTGAAAAATCGTTAGATAATATTGTTGTTAATGTTGGTGGTATGAAACTAAAGATTGGAGATGCTTTAGCTGCTACAATGAATTTAATGATTGCATATTTAGTTGTTAATATGACTTTACCTTATATTCGTATGTATGCTCCTGTTGGTGCTGGTAAACGTTAATTTCTTTTCTTTAATATAAGAAATGTCATCAGGCGGTAGAACTACTCGTCATCATAAAAGAAGAAAAGGTGGTGAACCTACTGGTGTAGATTTAGGACAACGTGGTGGTAGTTTAATGGGTATTTATTCAACATTTAAAAATGGTCTTGCTGATACTATTGATAGTAGTGCTAATTATTTTAGAACTTGGTTACCCGAACCTCTTAAAAAATTAACAACAGATAGTGGTGTTCGTTCTGTATTTGGTGGAAGTGTTGAAGGAGAAGATAACGGAAGAACTATGGGTGGTGGAAGAAGAAGACGTCGTTAAATATCAATTTTAAATGATGTCCATCCACCTCTAGGATATTTCCCAAATCGTTGTTCCATTTTCTTTTCAAGATCAGTAGGTGATAAAGTACGTTGTTCATTATCATCTTTCCATGTCTTAAATACACGTCTTAGCATAGTTTTATCAACTTGAGTAATTTCATCTCCTTCAACAAGGAGTGAAATTTTCTCAGAAATAAATTTAGAAATTCCATCATTATCATTTTGATATTCTGATGTATATTCCAAAACTTTAGGTGGTGCTACTAATTTACGAATACCTTTTTCTTCTTTTAGAAGATGAACTAGGTAAGATAAGAAAGGTGTTGCCCATAATTTAGATTTTACTTTAAATTGAATAGTTTCATCCATAGGAAATTCGTTTGGTTCTGATGGTTTAGGAACAAATTTTGATAGGAAATTAATTACTACTAACCTACGCCATGTTCCACCATCTGTAGTATTAATTTTAGGTTTATCATTACACGCTAAATGGAACTTTGCTTGAACTTCAAATTCTGTTCCTGATTTAAATAGATCACGAGCATACATATTTTCACCTGAAGTAATTTCTTTCATAAGACCTGTATTTAGGGCAATAGCTTCATCAGGTTCTTGCATAGTTACAAATCGTCGTCCTTTCAAACGAATAACTTCAGGTGCAGCAGAACCAGAACCTTTACGTCTTTGAGTAAATAGTGAAATTGGAACAGTACATGCATAATCACCAAGAGCAGTAGAAGTTAAATTAGTAATCATAGATTTACCATTAGAACCCGAACCAGTAAGAATATGAAATTTTTGTGCTGTATTTCCACCAAGTAAATTTGTTGCTAGATGTTTCAAGAAGTATTTACGAACTTCATGATCAGGTAAAACTTGTTGAATAAAATTTTCTACTAGAGGCCATTCTTCATATTCATAATAAGGTTTATTAGAATCATAATCAATACCAGTAGAGAATGAAATATAATCTTCAGGTTTACCATCACGAAATTCCATCTTAATTAAATCCATAACACCGTTATTGAAAGCAATCAAGTCTTTGTTAGAATCAACTTTCTTAGTAAATTCTTCATCAAAGAATAGTTCTCTGCATTCACGCATAACATTATCTTTAAATTTAGTAGTTTTCAATTTAGTATAAATTGCATTTAGGCCTGAACGTTTCTTCTCTTCTTGACAATATTCACAAACATTACAATCACCTTTACCTTCACCAGTACAATTTACAAGACCACGATTAGCCATTTCATGTGTAATTCCATCCATAGTTTTAAAGAATACGCCTGCAATTTCCTTTGAAAGTTTTAGTTGAAGGTCTACGCCACGATCAGTTTCACGCCAAATATGTCCTGACCAACGATACCATACATTTTTACCAAAATCACAACAAATATAAGAATCACGAAATTTAGCATGAATTACACATGCAACATCATGTTCAGTACCAGAGCATGCTTGAATAACTAATCTTCCAACATTACTCTTTTCAATTTCATCATAACCTTCACGATTATCTTCACGAGACCAAAATCTCAGAGTTCCTTCACCTATCCGATCACCATCATTACGGAAAGTAAGCATAGTCCATTTCTGAATACAATCTGCTTCATTATATTTTTCTTCATATTGTGATGAGAAATCAAGGAAAACGTCTAGTAGGTCGGGATGAATATTATGTAGACAAATAGCAACTTGGACCCATTTATTATATTCCATAAATCGTGATTCATCTAAGTTTAGGACATGATCTTTCAAGTATTTTTTGCGTTCAGAATCTAGAGGAGGAATTACACGTCCTTGTGGAGAAGAACCACGAGAAGAAGGTTTTTCATTTCGTGTAGAAGGACGACCACGGCCAGGTGTAACTGATCGTCCGCCAGAAATACGAACTTCTTGATTAGGTTTATTTAGACCAGCATAAATAGTTTTACCTTGTTCAGTCATAGGAGTTTCAGCAGATTCATCTCTGCATAAAGAAAGAGTTTGCATCAATTCTTTAGAAACTTGAGGAACATTATTTAGAATCTGACCGTTTTGAATAATATAAGAAACTAGATAAGGTAGAGAATTAGGATCATTTTTACGAGAACCATAAACTGTCCATGGCACAGAACGATTAGCAACACCTTCATCATAAACCTTATCCCATGATTCAGTTAAAGGAAGATTAGGGAAATAATCAGACATATTCTTCAGAAGATTACGACGAACACGTTGTTCAACAAATTTATGAGTACAAATATCAGGAACAACTATATGAATACCTGATTTCATACGATTTTTCTTTGTGTCCAATGTAGGTTTACGCTTTTCCATAATATAAACTTTAGTTTCGGAAGGAACTTCTAAGTATTCAGAAACTTCCTTAAGATAAGCTTTTACAAATGCAAGTGTTTGATCACGAGTATGTTGATGAGTTTCAATTTCACGAACATAAATAAAATCAAAGTCAATACGCAAAGGACCAATCTCACTAGTTTTTTCTACTAGATACTGTTTTTCTTGATCTAGAATACTTTCGACATAAAGGTCATAAAACTTACCCATATTTTCTTGAGGAATAAAGTATTTCCCACCTGCAAGGGAAGTATGTGTCCATAAGGTATCAGCCTTATGATTCTCAAGAAATTCACGTAGATTGCCCTTTTGTGCCATCTGTATTGATGACTCCGATAATTAATTCTTGGAACATCCATTTTAAACGAACAATTTTATACGTAAAACGAATAAACTTACTTTCACTATAAATAATAGTAAATGAAATTCTGTCCTGTATGTCGCAATATGCTTTATGGAATTGATGAAGAAGTTGTTGATTCTAAAAAAACAGCTGTTCTAACATGTCGTAAATGTGATTATAAAGAACCTATTACTGCTAAAAATCCTATTGTATATGAACATGTTTTGAAAGAAGATAAGACTGCTAAACTAATCCATAATCCTTATTTGAAAAATGATCCTACTTTAGATCACTTGTCAAATATTGTATGTCCTAATACTGAATGCCCTTCTAAATCTGGTGCTAATCCTGATGTTGTTGCAGTAAAAATTAATGAAAAGAATCTTGTTTGGTTATATCAATGCACAAACTGTAATGAAACTTGGAAACAATCTTCTCGTGCTAATTAAAATAATGGAAGAGAAATTTGAAAGATGTGTTAAAAAAGTTAAGAAATCTTCAGGTAAAGAAGGATTAGCTATTGCTGTATGTGTTAAAAATGTTCTTTGGAAAAGAGGTTATACTTTAAAAAGATATAGAAAGGGTAAATTAATTACTCAGAAGCGGAAGTAAGTGCTTTCCAACTTACAGGAAAACATTTAGAAAGAAACTCTCCAATTTTTTCAGCATACATACGAGTTTCTTTTTGAGCTGAAGGATCACTTCTTAGTTTAAAAAGACGAGCATATGCAGCTAAAGATCCTGTCTCAATAAATTCAGTCATCATACTTTGAGGTAATACACATCTTGCTACTTCAGGTGCAATTCCTTGTCCTAATAAATATGTATACATATTAACACTATTTTGTGTATGTCTTTCAATAATATCATGAATTTCATTAGAATTTTGAACCGCAGTATCTTTACTTCCTTGTTTAACTTTTGCATCTCTTTCTCTTAAATCTTCTGAACGAGGAATCCAACATTCAGGTATATCATCAACATATCGTCGTGATACTTCATTACGAGCAAATCCAATTTGATGTCTATACCATTCTCTTGCTACAAAAATAGGCATTTTAATTCTAAATCTAATTTGTGGATGAAAAAATGGACTTATATGATTATGTTTAGCTAAATACTTAATTAATTTTTCATCTGCAAGTGTCATTGCATATGATTCTTTAGAAAAGGATACACGAGCAGCATTAACTACTAGTAGATCATCTCCAAAAACTTCTTGCAATTCTACCATTTATTTTTATATGTTTTTATTGTTTAGACCACCATTTCTTTGCTTCTTTAGAATTTCCAATAGCTTCTTTTACTAAATCAGAATCAGTTGTATAATAAGTTTTTCCTTTTAATAAAAATGAATGAACTCTTGCATATCCCCATTGTTGTTGTGTAGCACCTGGTCTATGACCTGTTCTCCATGCCGCCATACCACGATTATATGATTCCTTAATATATTTTAATGGAACTCCTGTAGATTTAGATTTTTCTTCTAATGATTTAGAATCAGGAAACTTTTTTCTCCATTTCATTGTATAACTTGAACTTTTTGTAGTTACATTTCTATCAGTTTTAAATCCTGTATAAGCTTTAGGATCTTTCCATGAAAATAAACTAAATTTGTTAATTTCATTCTTTCGTTGTGTTTTTTTTCTTTCAGATAATCCTTGAAAATACTTTTTAGGAAAATATCTTTTTTGTGTTGCCATTATGAATAAAAACGGAAAATAAACTATTTAGATTAATTAATAATAAAAATGGAAGAAATTCGATATGAATCGCGTATTCTACATCCTGAAGTTGTTCCTGTATCACGTGAACAAGTTAAAGCATCTTTAGAAAATCCAAGAATAACACGTCCATATTATTCAAAATATGAATATGTTACTTTGATTGGAACAAGAGCACAACAAATCGCAGAAGGTTCAAAACCTCTTGTTTCTCTTGAAGGTATGTTAACTTCTGATCCTCAATTTGTATGGAAATTAGCAGAAAAAGAAATTCATCAACAAAAATTACCTTTTATTATTCATCGTCGTCTTCCTTCTGGTGTTTCAGAATATTGGTCTACTACTGAATTATCTGTTATTTGGTAAATTAACCACACATTTCTTTCAAGGTTTCAGAAGAAGGAGGGAAAATCAACATAGTTTCACTTTTTGATGGAGATAACATTGAAGGTGAATCATGACTAATAGATTTTTGTGCAAATTGTAAATCTATACTATTAGATGCTACAAATCTTGATTGATCTTTTTGAACATCATTGTATAGACGACGAGCACTTGTTAATACCCACATATCTTTTAAGAGAAATATACTTAGAAGACCAAGTGCTAAAGCAGTATATGTATACCCTTTCATAAATAATACTAGACAACTACCTAATAAAAGAATAGTTGATCCAGGTTTAGTTAATTTTACAAGAAGTTCAAGTAACCCTTTTGTAAATTTATGTTGAGTTATACTTACTAATAAAACTAAAACTAAAAATAATCCACCAAGAGAATCTTTATTCATCCTTATTATTCATTAAGATAGAAAACGAATATACTTTTTATATTAATTTAAATAAATAAAATGATCATTCCAATTCGATGTGTTTCATGTAATAACATTATTGCAGGTAAATACATGGCTTATATCGAACTAGTTGAAAAAAATCGTAAAAAAGAAGGAAAAACACAGATGGAATATTTGACTGCTACAACAACTAAAACTGCTGAAGGTAAAGCTCTTGATGAACTTGGTATTAATCGACCTTGTTGTAGACGCCATTTTCTAACTCATGTAGATTTGCTCTAAGAAAAATATAGTTTGATTAAACAAATGTCTTCGTCACAATATTTAAAAAATAAGATGGCTGCATCTCCAAAAATTTTAAATACTTTGAAGCCTCAAGATGCTTCTGATATTACAAAAAAGAAACGTCTAACTGCTTCTAGATTTTTTCCTATTGATGGGGCAGATAAAGGAACTATGCGCGAAGATTCAATTCTAGAAACTTCTAAAGGTAAAAAAATTGTTTCTTATCAAAAACAAACAGGTCAACCAAAAGATTCAAGTGATTTTACTGCTTATAGAGGCGCAGTAGGAATTGATAGAGATTTAGCTTATTATAGAGGAAAACTTTTAACTAATTCTGATTCTCCTGAAAGTATTAGTAAATGTGTTCCTATGTCTCCAGTAATTCCTACTAAAGATGCTAGCACAATAACTCGTGAAAGACTTTTCTGTCATGAAACAAAACCTATGGTTCATACTACAGGACAAGTTGGACCACCTTTATTTGTTGATCATACAATACGTATTCCATCTGTAGATTCTAAATGTTGTCCTCTAAAAGCTAATCATGAAGTTAAAGCTGATGTTCCTTTTGAAAGAACTACATATGGTCCTAGTAAATTTACTGCTATTGGATATCAAGAAGGTAATAGACCTCCTTATAAAGCTGGTTCTTTAATTCCTAATAATAAATATATTGAAAAACATCATGGTAATGATTTGAATGTAAATTCTAAAAGACTTTTTGTTCCATATGAAGGTTCTGTTCTTCCTCTACAAAGATTAGATAAACCTAGATTTGGAGACGTTAAACCTTAAACATTATAAACTTTTATTTAAATAATGTTGTTTGTATCAACTACTGTTGGTAATTTTAATGAGTTTAAAGAAATGTTTAAAGATTTATTTAAGGATAAAACATTTTTAGATTTATCAAGAGTTTCTTTAAATGATATAGCAAATGAATCAATGGCAATAGTAAATCACCATTCTAACTGTGCTATTTTTTTAGGACATTTAGAACCCGGTTTTATGTTAGATTCAACATCACAAGTTATTTTAAGAAAATTAATTAGAAAGTTTCCTACTGGACTAATTTGTAGATTTACTGAAAGTTTACCATTTTCATGGAAAAACGAAATTGATACACTTTACATACAAAAACCTTTAAATACTAATGGAAGTACCAGTTTTATCAACGATGGTAGTTCTTTACAAAACAAATCTCAAATTTGATACAACTTTACTTCTTCAATCACTTCCTATTAACAAAGATATTATTAAAATTGAAAAACGAGGATTTCCTAAACGAGGAGAAAGTAAACGAGATAAAATTAAACGCCGATCTAAAAAAGAACCTTCAAATAATAATACAGGATTTTGTCATAATTCTCTAACATTAGTTATGTTAAATGATGGCGATAGTTCACTTCCTTTAAAAGAAATTACAATTAAAATCTTTCAAAATGGTGTATTTCATATGACTGGTATTCTTCATGATAAATATCATGAATGTTGTATGCGTATTCTTCTTCAAGAAATTTGGAATAATTCTCAAGAATCTTTAAAGGATACCCCTGAGAAATATGAAATTCTTAATTACAGAGTTGTTTTGATGAATTATACTACTAAATTATCATCAAATCAAACTATTGCAAGAGAACATCTTCATAATACTATTCGTAAATCAAATATTGAACATATTACATCTCATTATGATCCTGACGTATATCCTGGTGTTAAGATACATATGGGTCCATCAAAAAGAACTGCTAAAGTTTTCAGAACTGGAAAAATTATTCTTACAGGAATTACGAAACATTCCGAATGTCTGGAATTTATTTCTGAGTTGTCGGAGTTATTTGAGAAGGTGCTTCCATCAAAGCAGTAACCATAAAGTATGATAAGAATAGTTGTCCTATAGTAAGAGCACTTAACATAATTAACCACCATGTATGAGTTTCAGGTAAGTTGATAAATTGAGATAGAGTTGGATTATACTTTGACACTACGCTTACGCTTATTAGAGCGACTGCTCCTACGACTCCTCCTATGATTCCTTGTGTTACTGCGTCCATTACGCTTTCTACGAGTTTTTTTCTTTTTACCACCAACTTGCATAGGTTGTGCTCCTATATGTTTATCATATGCAGCACTTGCTCGTAATTGTGCTAGATTGTTTACTGCAGTTTCATGAACTAATGCAGGACTTATACCTCCAATACTACTTGCTGTTGGTATAGCAGGAGGAACTACATTTCCTCCACCTCTTTTCTTACGCCTTCCTGCTCCTCTTTGTCCTGCCCCTAAAGATTTTGATGCAGCTGCTTGTTGAGATATTTTTGCAGACAAACTAGCAGTTGCAGCATCTACTGCTGAACCCGCCATTTTTTGTGGCGCATGTGGTTCATTTGGAGCAGAATGTGCTGCTTCTATAATTTGTCCATTAGCGGTAATTGTAGACATCTTAATGTATAGCGTAGAAATAATACAAATGGATCAAGAAGAAATTATTAGTTCTATGAGAATTCAATCTATGGTTCGTGATATGGATACATCTATGCGTAAACATAAAAAATTAAAAACTTCTAATCCTACTGAATATCGTAAAAAATTATCTGAAGAAAATGAAGTTCTTTATAATAGATTTCCTACTATATTTGATCTACATATTCAAGGAAAATTAGATCAAACTTTTTTTGAAATGTTAAAATTACGTAGACAAATTGAAAAGAATGAAATTACTGAAGATGATGCATCAAAATTAATTGGACAGAAATTATTTGATAGATTTGTTGGTCCAGTTGTAAATAATACTCCTCCACCTGAAAAACCTATTTCTTATTCTGAATTCTATAAAAATTTTGATAATAAAGAATAAGAATGCCAACAGAAGATTATTCTAATACACGTCGTATAGCTAGACTTCGTCAAATAGCTTCTTTGAAAGGTCTTGGTAAAGTTGTAGGAGCACTAGATAGTGATATACAACTTTCTATTAAATTAGGTGGACTTGTAAATATAACAAAAAATTTAAATGGTAAAAGAATTAATAATGGCCAATCATTATTAAATTATGGGCAATATACATTTCCTGGTGATGCTATTAGTATTTATGTTTATTTTATTAGTCCTGGAAATTGTGATATGGGGGAGATATATAGTGCGATTGGTATTAATACTTCTCAATTGGCATATACTTTTGTTTCTGATACTCTAAATACAGTTACTTCTGTTTGTTCATTCTTAACATATCAATCTGGTGTTTTTATACCGACTGTTCCTGGAGGTTATCTAATGATTTTTCCTTATAGATCTGGATTAACAGAAGAAGATATGAAAAATTTATTTCCTCAACTTCGTGGTTATACCTAGTATTTAATTATTAGATTCTTCTTCTTCTTTTAATTTTTGTCTTAATTCCATTAAAAGTTTTCCCATATGATTATCACCTCTCCATTTTGATGATTTTAATGATTTAGGTGTTCCCATAGCACAACCAATACCTAAAATAACATCACGAGGATCAGCATAACCTAAAATTTTATCCTCAGTTTCTAGTAATTGTTTACGCAATTCTGGAAATTTAGTGAATTTTGCTCTTAATCCTTTCGATAAATATCCAAGACATTTTTCATTCCATTTCGTTGAATCAAATTTCTGGACTTTTTTACCAAGAGCTTTAACTGCTTTAGTTGTTGGTGATTTCATCATTTTCTCAAGAGTTTCTTTATCATCAAATTCCTTAGATTTCATACATTCTAAATAATGTGTTAATGTATTATATTCTTCATCATCAATTACTATTGCATGTGCAGAATCAGGACTGAAATTTCTATGCTCTCCTGCTGATGCATCTTCACCAAAGAATAATACTACAGGTTTTTCATCTTCTTCTCCACCACCCTTTTTCAATTTACGTATTCCTTTAATTACTACTTTCTTTTCTTCTTCTTTAGGAGGTTCAGGTTCTTCTTCTTTAGCAGGTTCAGGTTCAGGTTCTTTAGATTTCTTGAATATGAAAGTTCTATTTAAGAATGAGAATGTTTGTTGTTGTTGATTTAGAATAATATTTGTTTGTTGTGAATAAAGTTCATTGAACATTTTAGTTTCAACTAATTCATAATTAAATTCTTTTAAAATATCAGTAACTTTTTCAAATGGAACTAAATATTCCAAAGTAGGTTTATCAAAACTTTCTAAGAATACTTTTATTCCCATACCAAATTCTTCACTCCATGATTCTTTATCTTCATATTCTTTTGTAAAATCACCACATACTTCTCGATCTTTTCCAAACATATGTGTTTTCTTACCAATTAATAAAGTATAGACAGATTTACCATCTAAACAACAACCAAAGAATGTTTCTTTTCCTTGATCTTTCAAATTACTTGCAAATGTTCGAAAGGTTTCTTCTGATTCACATGCATAATGCATAGCAAATTGACATGAAATATTATCAAATTTATTTAATCCTTCAAATTCAGCTAAATATTTAGTTGTTGCTTTTTCTTTACCTAATAAAATAGGCATGTATTTATCATCTTGTTGAAATAAAGGATGTATAGTCATGTCACCTTGTAGAAATAAAACTGGAGGAAGATAATCTTCAGGATGTTTTTTACGATCATTTAAATATCTTGTTGCTGAACCTTGTGTAGGTGAAATAATATTTGCAAGAGAAATATCTAAACCTACAACTTTTGATGGTTGTGTTTTTTTCCATTTATATAAATCACCACCTCTTCCAACTGCTAATTCTAATAGAGTAGAACCTTTACTAATAACAGATTTATATAATTCTTCTTTTACACGATTATGGAAATCATATACATCACTAAATACTCTTGAACATCTTTTCAAATCATCTCTATAATACATATCATCTTCATAAGATTCATCAGGTGGAGAAGATGTGAAACTTGTAATCATTGTTTCAGTTATAGGAACATGCATAGATGTCCAAATATTATTTGCTACTGAAATATCATTACCATATTGAGGTTCTCTTAGAGCACGATATTGATAAGTTTTATCATATCTTGTTCTCATAATAGTCCATCTACGACTAATAATATCAAATGAGCATTCAACTATAGTATTATCTTCAACTCTATTATTTTCTTTATCTACTGTTTGCCCACGTTCATTTAGAGGAACTAGAATCTTATAAGCATCAGGATCACGAGGAACATTAGGTTGAAATGGTGATGGAATACGTGTATTTGTATCTGCTACTTTTTGTAAATCTGATGGTAGTACAATAGGTGTATATTCACCATTCATAGTTTCACGAGGATAAATAATATCGTCACCTTGTGTTCTTGATACATATAATTGTCCTCGTCTTACTTTCTTATCTATTAATGTATCATAAGTTTCATCTGCAGTAATTTTCAAAAGAAAATCAATACTATTTTGATTTGAAGGTTTCCATTTATATACACGTAACCAAGTCTTACCTTTTCTATCTTCTGATGGTGCTACAGAAGTAGATTTAGGTGTGAAAATTAATCCATCAATTTCATATTCAAATTCTGTTGCTAGCATTGTACGAATAGCTTCTTCCATTGAAGCACCATCCCCGGCTAAGAATAATTTAGTTTCAATTCTCAGAGGAGTTAATGAAGGCAACATCATAAATTGTGTTCGAATATCTTCAACAAATAATCTAGCACAACCTAATCTTGAATTTAGGGGGTTTTTAATAGTATCTTCATCATTTTTCATTAAAGGTAATTGTCTCAAATCTCTATTTCTAAATCTATATACATCAAAGATACAAAATAAATTCTTTTCAGGAATAAATTCACCATCAATAAAATCACCAATATGAGAATCATCATTTGCAACAATACCTGTCCATGTAATTTTATTGTTTTTTGCAATACGAATTAATTTTCTATCTCTTGCTACATATAATCCTGATCTTTCACCATCTGCTTTATTTGTAACTGTATAACCTTTAGAAATATTATGAGGATTTATAGGATTAATATGACGTCTTGTCAAAGTTACTAAATCATAAAAGATATTTTTTGATAATTTGAATTCTTGTTCATATTTATTCATATCAGAAACTTTTAGAAGAAAAGGTGATTGATAAAATGATTGTGATAAACTAGTAAGTATTTTTAATAATTCTTGAATAATCATTTTCTCAGGAATTTCAGTTTTTTTATTAAGAAATTCAATTTCAAGTTCATATGTATGAGGTAATTTTAAAAGATCTTTAATAGTTTGTTTAGAATTTACACCTCTTGTTTTAACTATAGAGAAATCAATACGAAATAATCCATCAGATGTTCCAAAACATTTACGATTAATTAAACGTATGTGTGTTTTAGAATCACTTGGATTACCTTCCCAATCTCTACGAATCTCCTCTTCTGAACGTAATGTAAATCTCATATTACCTTCAGGAACATCAATAATATCTTTCTTACCTTTATGTGATTCAAAATATTTCAATTTCTTTTCTACTACTAAAGGAATATTACGAAATGAATTTGTAGAGCATAATTTATGTATATTTTCTGAACCCATTACATTAACGCGTGTTGAATCTGCATAAGAAATTGATAATCTATTTTCTTCACACCTAAGACCTGTAGATAGAGTATGAATAGCTTTTAAAATACGATCAGCAACATCTTTAGTATAAATTTTACCCGAAAGCAGTTTACATTCTAACTCTGCTTTTGGGTCTTCTTTTGCTATCTTAATAAACTCTTCTAAAAGAAGAAGTATTTCTGGACTCACAATTGTATCCATATCCTATTATATTTTACTTGGATTAAACCTTGTTCGTTTTTGACTTATGATTCGCTGATTAATCTCTCATATGTTTTACGCGTTTTTGCGTCTTCTTCTATACGCTTTTTCTGGTCAATTGAAAAATTAATATAATTATTAATTTCTTCAAGACATTCTGAAGAAAGATTATCAGTTGATACTAAAATACCAGATTGTGTTTTTGTAAATGTATTTGTATATTTTTTAATAATATTAAAAATTTGAGTGTGTTGATTAGAATCCATTAAATCTAACTGATCTTTCATCCATTCTTTCTTTTGTTTATTCATTTGTTTCTTCTTTTAAAGGAGTACTACCTGTAAGTTTTTTACGCTTTCCTTTAACTAATACTGCTCCTTCACTTGGACCAGAAAATACTACTTGTTTAACTGATTCACCTGATTCTTCAGTTTCTTTAGAAGTTACAACTACTTGTTTTTCATCTTCTTCTTTTACTAATACAACATCGTCAGGTCTTGATAGTAATTTACCTACAACTACAATTTCAGTATCTTTTTGTTTAAATGTTGAACCAACAACTTCAAATTCTAAATCTTCACCTTCTTTTACTTCATCAAATTCTTTATTACCTAAATGCAAATCACGAGGAATTAGAATTTTTAATGGTGGTAATTCAGCATGAATACCTACTTTTGATTTTAGAGTCATTGGCGCTTTTAGTTTTTGTCCTCGATGAGGAAAACAAATATCTGCTTGAAATGTAATATCATAATCTACACCACCTTTAACATAATTAGTTCTCCCAAGAGAACAATCAAGAATTGTAATTGAATTTCTTTGAATAAATCCTTCAGATGAACATTTTCCTTCAACATTCATTTTAAGTTGAGCTAAAATAACAGCATTCATATTCTTTTGAAGAAATTTTGAATAAATATGAACTTTTTTAGTTAATTGACGTCGTTCAAATAATGGATCCATCCTTATTATTATTTAAATTATCATGTATTTAATTCGTTTTTTGAAAACGGATTTACTTTCATTTTATTCATCTAAGTTAAGATGGGTCAAGCTATTGTAAGACAACAACAAACAGTTACAGTTCCTAATGAATATGTAGATACTATATATTGTGTTCGTCGTACTTCAGGTGAAATTGATAAAGATCATATGTCTTGTAAAGAACCACATAGACAAATGAAAGATTTAGGTAATTTTACTTGCAGAAGTATTTATGATGATCAATTTGAATGGGCTGCAAATCATGCTATTAAACGAAAAGGATTGTGGAGAGTATATCTTCAATCAAATTCAGAAGATAAACATGTTTGTGGATGGCGACTAGTAAATAATTTCTGGCCTCTTGAACTTGATGAACAAGAAAACAAAATTAATGAATGGCATTCTAAACTTATTGAAATTCTTGAAGAACTTGAACTAGAACGTAAGAAAAAATATCCCGATTCTGATCAAGAAGAAACTAATCAATAGAATCCATATCTAAATTTTGTTCTTTTGTCTCTTCTAAAGTTAAAAGATAATCTAATTTTTCATTATACCCAAATGAATCTAATGAAATAATAATTCTTTTTTTATACAATACATTAAATTGAAATAATAATTCTTCAAATTTTGTTACAATTCTATTAATTCTATTATATACTAAATCAACTATAATTTCCTTTTTTTCTTTATCATAATTTTCTCTAATAATATCATTTTTTGCTTCATCTAGAATTTTATCAATTACATCACAAGTTTTTAAATAATAACTTGCTAATTGTGATCTAAACATTTTTTCTGATACATATGGATTTCTTACAAATCCTTTTTTTGTTAATAATAACATTAATAATAAAACAGTAAATAAAGTTCTAAAATCCATTTTAGAAATTGGGTTTGTTTTGATTGCTTAGTTAAGGAATAACAACTTATTATTAAAATCCGTTTTAAAAATGGATTTAGTTTGATTTATTAATTAAATACGTTAAGATGAACGCTATTTATATTGTTGTTGAAAATGGGCAGCCATATAATATTGCCTTTACAACATTTGATTCTGCTGTAGCTGCTGTAAAAGAAAAACATAAAGATACATATATGGAACAAATAAGAGAAGCAGATGGTGGATCTATTTGTACGGAACTAGACGTTCCAGAAAATAAACTAACTGGAAGTACATATTTGTATGTAGAAAAAGAAATTCATATTTATATTCGTAAACTACCTATTTTATCTTTCTAAGTTATTTCTTAAAAACGAATATTAGTTTAAATAATATGTTCGTATTTAACCAAATGGGTGAATACGTATGTGAAAAATGTCAAAAAGTTTTTATTCAAAAAAGTCATTTTGAAAAACACCAACAAAGAAAAACACCTTGTAAAAAAGATTCTAGAGTTGAACAATTAGAAACTTTAACTGGAGTTAATCAAACTCATAATATAAAACCATTTCTTAAATGGGTTGGTGGTAAAACTCAAATTATTGATGATGTTATTTCATTATTTCCCAAAGAAATAAATAATTATTATGAACCATTTCTTGGAGGTGGTAGTGTTCTTCTTGCTCTTCTAACACAAAAACGCAATGGATTAATTAAAATTAATGGTAATATTTATGCTAGTGATCTAAATGAAAATCTTATCGGACTTTATAAAAATATTCAATCAAATCATCAAGAATTTATTAATGAATTAAAAAAACTTACAAATATTCCTATGAGTGAAGAATACTATTATCAACTTCGTTCAAGATTTAATCAAACACAAAAAGGAACTATTGAAGCGTCTGCATTATTTCTTTATTTGAATAAAACATGTTTTAGAGGTGTATATCGTGAAGGTCCTCGTGGATTTAATGTTCCATTTGGTCATTATAAAAATTGCTCTATCTTAGATGAAACACATATTAAACAAGTATCTGAATTAATTCAAGATGTTATATTCATTCATCGTGGGTTTGAACAATCATTAAATCAAGTTGAAGAAAATGATTTTGTATATTTAGATCCACCATATGTTCCTATAAATATTAAATCATTTGTTGGTTATAATGTAGATGGATTTTCAAAACATCAAGAATTGTTTGATTTGTGTAAAAGCATAAAATCAAAATTCTTAATGAGTAATGCAGATGCCACTTTAGTTAAAGAGGCATTTCCATCACCTAAATTTAAAACAAAAATAGTATCATGTCGTAGAGCTATTCATTCAAAAAATCCAGAATCTCGTACAAATGAAGTTTTAATTACAAATTAAGTCCTTTATTTCTATGACAATGTTTATGTACAACTTGACAATTATTTAGATTGGTTTCTCCTCCATTCGAAAATGGGATAATATGATCTGCTTCAGATTCTGTTAATTTAACTTTCGTATTACACATTGTACATTTCCCACCTTGTTCTTTTAGCTTTGCAGTACGTTCTTTAAGAGTAAAAAAACGTCTTTTTTGTTTCAAAATCTTCCTAATATAGTCATCAATATAGTTAATTAATGCAAGTTGAAATCCACTATTTCTACAAGTACATCCCATAAGTTTCATGTTTTCATTTGAAGTTTTAGTAAAAAAATCATTTTTCAATTTTTCAATTATTTCATTTATATGTCTTGTAAACTCACTGCTTGTTTTAAACCAAAAACCAAATCTACCAACAAAAATTAAAAGTGGAACATGGTAATTTGACATATCTATTTCAGAATCTCCATTTTTAAATGCTCCTCTTTCTTCTAAATCTTTGAGAAATTTTCTCATTCTTGTAAGGCGAGACTTATACTCATTCTTATTTTCTTCAATACAACTGCTTATTTCTTCTGTGTTTTTACCATGGCTTTTCATCCATTTATCCGATAATCCAGGAAGAGAGCTGAAAGTATACAAGTTTTCATCTTCAGAAAGAGCTAATAGTTGATAGAGTTTTTCTTCACATTTTCCTCGAATACTTTCACTTTTTGTATAAATTTGACTATTTAACCATTTATCTAGAGACTTTTGTTCTTCAATAATAGCATGAAGATTTCCAAATACAGGAATTTTCAATTCATAACCATTAAGAGGAGTTCCAGCATTATTTAGACGTGCCCATAATATACACAAAGCTTCAGGATCATTAGCAACATCCTCAGAAATATAATTCACAGAAAACTTATAATGTCTAATTTTGTCTTGAATATGTGAAGGTAACTCATAAAAAGTTTTTCCTTCATATGGTTTCAATGGACTTGATTCCCAGCCAGCAGTCATTCTTTTAATACAATATCCATCTTTTTGGTCCATAAATTCATGTAAAGATTCTAATCTATGAGCTCCGTCAAAAAGATTTTCAGTTGTTTCACCATCAGTTTCTCTTTTAAGAATATATATTGGCGAACAACTCCATCCTCTAAGAACTGTATCTAACATTGCAACTTTCTGTTGAATAGTCCATGAAGAATTTCTTTGTTTACTCCATCGTAAAACTAAACGATGTTGTTTTAGAAGTCTTGCATTTTCAATACTAATTCTTGCATTTAAATACAAAAATTCAACAAGTGCGTTATTCATTGTAGTAGTATACGATATACTATGTAAATGACTCGTATATCTACGAGATATAAGTTATATATCTACCACTTCACAAAGTCGCGTGTAAATAAAGTTCGAAGATAAAATGCACGTGTTTTAATATTTCCACCTGGTCCCTTCGTTCTAGTTTGCAAATACTTGCCAATTTTTGATTGTAGAGCACTGCTACGAATTAGATCGTAATCTGCTTTTATAGTTTTTAGAAGTTCGTCTTTTAGTTCAATTAGTGTTGGCTCATAAAACATTATAGTATTACCATCACGCAAATAAGGAATTACTAACATTCGTGACATTTTCTTGAAACATCGCGAATCTTCAAAATCCGTAAACTCTTTTTCCATCATGGTTATAGCAATTGTTTCCTTTGGAACAATTTTCCCGTTTTTAAGACGTTTCAAAGGAACAACTTTTACTTCTCCATCTGAACAATCTAGACATTCTGAACTTCTTGGAATTTCCAATATATCTTCTAGTAAATGTCCTACTGCTCCTTTGTTTGCTACGATTGGACTCGTATAAGAGTTTCCAAGTACACCCATCATTCGCTTTTGAATCTGAATAATTGTTTGCCGCATACTATTCTAAATATATGTAACTAATAAATTCATTTTTAATCTTTTATTCTCTTTCTAATATCTGCATTATTATCAGGTTGATTTAGAATTTCATATTCTTCAGGTGTTATCCAAAATATACCTTCTTTTTCATCAATAATAACTTCTCTAACTAATAAATCTAAAAATAAACATCTATGATCTTTCGTTTTAACTTCAGGTGGAAATTCATCTTCAACTAACCATTCAGAAAATTTATTTAATAATCCAACTTTATATACTCCACATGTTCTTCCACCTATATTTTTAGATCTATCAGCTTTCTGTATCTCAGAAGCTTTTTCATCAATATTAAATATTAATACTTGATTCTTTACTGATGCAAAAATAGAATCTTTATTTTCAATATATCTTTCTTTAGATTTTTCTAACCATATATTATACAAATCTTTTAATCCACCCGTAGGTGTAATTAATTCATGCTTTTCATCATATACTTTATTTAATCCTAGAATATACAATTCTACTTCTTCTTCGTCATCTCTTGCTAATAAAGGTGCAGCATAAATTGGAGGTTCAGACCAATCCAATCCTAATAAATGTTTTATTTTATCTTCAGGTTTTAAAATCATATCAACAATATACCAATCCAAAACATCCTTTGCAAATCTTTCTGTAATAAAATCAGGAAATTTATGCTCTAATTTAATTTCAGATTTTTCTTTTATTTGAGCTTCATCTTTAGGTTCAGGTTCTTTAGCTATAGGTTCTTTTAATTGTTGCTCTATACCTAATGATTTCTTTATTGAACGTTCTAACATTGTATCATCTTCATTAATTGAAAAAGAAATAATATTTTTACGTGATTGTAAATGACCTAATCTACCATTTTTATCTTTTAATTGAAATCCTGTATCTATTGCATTTTGAATTATATAGTCCAAAACTTTAGGTTTATATGATTTTAGAATATCTGTTGAATATAAATCATCTTTATTCCATATAGGTTTTTTAATAAATAATTTTAATAATTTATCAAGAATTTCATCTTTAACATCTAAAATAGCAGATAAAGGACGTTCATGATCAGGATCTATTTCACTTGGAGTTAATTTACAACTTATAGGTTCAGTTTCTTCTGTGAATGTAGGTGCAGTCATTTCTTTCAAAGTTAACAAAAGAGGTTTATTATCTTGTGATCTAGTTTGTGGAATTTGAACATCGTTTTTCCACCCTGAAGGAAGATTATTAACATGATATTGTAAATCACAATCCATAGCAGATTCCATAACAACCTTTTTAACTTTTGCTATTTTTATTGCTTTTTCTTCAACAAAAGTTCTATAAATATATTCATCTAACGTTTCTTGTGTAGAATCTTCATATCTACATACATGTAAATAAATAGTACAATTCTGATCTTCAAAATCTAAAAGAGAATGAGAACATGTTCTTAAACCTCTACCTAAAACTTGTTCAATTCTACTCATATTAAACCATGGATCTAAAACATGTATTTGTCTAACAAATCTAAAATCTACACCTTCTGATACTTTAGGTGATGCAACAATAATTCTTATATCTGACCCATCTGAATTTTCACGTCTTTTTAATCTTATTATTGCTTTTTTAATATCTGAATCTGATGTAGCAGATGTAAACAAAACATATTTTCCTTTAGAACCTTTTTTAATTTCACCTGATGTATTTCCAAGTAATTGATTACCTAAAGCAGATTCATATCCATGTTCTTCTAAACACATACTAAATAATCTTGCTCCTGATTCTACAATATTTGAATATACAAATACTACACCTTGACTTAAATCTAACATATCCATAATTAATCCAAATTTTGAACTATATTTTTTAATTTCTGATGGTGCAAGAAATTTCACATCTTCATTTTTATAATTATATGATTCACCACCTGAACTAAATGTTTCTTTAAATGTTTTGTTTTCAGGATATACACATATTAATTCAGATTGTGTTGCTGCTTTAACTCTTAATGGATAAATTGCTTCTTGCTGTAATGATGATACAATAGATTTAGTTAGAATAAGATATTTTAAAGGTGTTTTAATTTCTTCTTCATATATATCAGTTTCTCTATCATTTTCTGCAAGAACATCTTCTGATGGAGGTAATCTAAATGGAAATGTAAATGGATTTTCTCCTTTAACAAATGATACATACTCTTGACACCATCCTCTAAATTCTGATTCTTTACCTTCTTTAAATTCACCTTCAGGTGTAAAAATATCACTTGGCTTTATACTTTCTCTTAAATCCATCTTTCTTTCGTTCCATAAAAACAGATTAAAGTAATAAAGTAATTCATCATATCTATCATACATAGGTGTTGCAGTTAATAATACTAATGTAAGACCATTAGCAGTTTTCAATATCTGCTCTAATGCAATAGCTGATAATTTTACAGATTCATCTTCTGATGATTCTCTTAAATTATGTGCTTCATCAACAATTAATAATCTATTATCAAAAGTTTTATGTATCCATGCTTCCATTTCACGAGTAGATTTAACTACTAATTTTTGACGATCTATATTATTAGAAAATTCTGTATATCCTTGAAATTCATAAAATTCTCCTATTAATTTTGATGCTTGTTTCATAACTTTTTCTTGTGAACCTTTATCTGTATAACGTAAAGGTTCAGATTGTGATCTTTGTAACATTTCTAAATATCTACGACCAGTACATTGTTTTGATAATAATAATCCATCTGCATCCAAAGTAACTCTTGATATATCAAATATCTGTGTCTTGAAATTTTCTTGAATTGATGGATTTGCTAAAACTAAAACTCTCTTATCTTGAAATTCAGGTCGTATAATATATTCTTCTGCTATTTGAATAGCTGTACAGGTTTTACCTACACCTGTACCATGAACTAAAATTACACCTCGTGTATTTGATTCTGGACTCATAACTCTTCTTAAAAATCTTTGATTTGATTGTAATTTAAAATCACGTGATGATGATGTAGAGCACTGTTCTTCTCTTAATTTTTTTAAAGCACTTAAACTTGGAGGTGGAAGTTCTTGTGCTCTTGTTTCTTCTAATTCTTCATATGTCGTATTCGGCATCTTCTATTACTTTTAAAACGGAATCAATTTATAAGTAATTTACTTTTCAGTATGGAACTCAATAAAGAGAATGTTGATATTCTTCTTATGCGTAATTGGTTTGTAGATGATAATGATATTCTTGATTTACTTGATTGGTTAGATCAAGACATTTATGATTATGTTTATGAAAATCGTTCAAAATATTCTTCAAAAGTTAGATATTATATTGAACCTTTAGATTTTAAAATTCTTACAAAATTTAAACTTAAAGAATTAACTGATTTTGATTTATTTAAAGAAGAAAAAGAAAGAAATGAACAAAAAGAAAAATTATGGCAAAAATATGTAAGCGAAAATAATATTATACGTCCTTCTAATGAAAAAGATTTTAGTTATGAATTAAAACAAAAAGAAATTATTCTAAAACAAACAGAATTACAAAAATTAAAATCTGAATATTGTAGTCTACGTAATCGTGAAAAAAGAGAAAAAGAAATTGAAAAAATAGAAGATAAAATTATCGATTTAAAAAACGAACTTAAATCTCTCTTCTCTGAAATTAAAATAGAAGATGAAAAATATCTCAAATCCCTCAAAAATAAATGGCTCACTTCATAAGAGATGTATTCAATGTAATAAAAGAAAACATATTCTTATTAGATGTCCTTGTGAACGTGAATTCTGTTTAGATTGTAGATTTCCTGATACACATTCATGCGTATTTAACTTTAGAGCTAATGCAGAACAATCTCTAAAGAAAAATAATCCAAAAATTACAAGTGAAAAAGTTCATAACAAACTTTAATTCATTAAAGTAAATATGGGTAGTGGATTATTTGGAACTCCTTTATATTTAAATTTTAAATGTATAGTATTTTCTGCATTTGTTGTAGGAGTTTTTTGGTTACCTAAACCTAAATTTATTCAACATAAATGGATTGCTTCTTTTTTTCTTGCTATGGCTGCATATGTTATGATGGCTTGGTATGATGTTCTTTATGATTGTAATGATAAACTAGGTCCTACACTTTTAGGTGGTTTAATTGGATGGGCAAAACCTTATGGCGGTGTTCCTCCAGGAACAAATACACTACCTATAAAATACAAAAAAATAGTTGCGGTATTTGACTTCTTTGTTTTGTTAATTATTATTGTTGCCTTTATTTATCCTTTTTATGTAAAATAGGCTGTCCATACCTTTCATAGTATGCTCTTCTTACTCTACAATGTTTATAACATATCTCATCAACAAAGTATGCCGTTCCAAATAGAACAATTGTACTTAATGCTAGTACAGTGTAGTACATTTTCTTTCTCTTTTTAATGGAATTTAAATTCCATTTTACTCCGAATCAGAATCAGGAGGAGATGGAGGAAGCAGCGGAATACGAATCCTGTATTGAGGAGGAGGTGTATTCGTAGAACGCTCTTTCTCCTCCAATTGAAGAGTTACATGAAGTAGTGGAGCCCAAGACTCAAAAGATTTACCAATGTTCTCATCTTCTTCTTTCTCAAATCGTGTCCTCTTCAAAGGAGGAGGATTAGCGTAAGGACTTTCATCCTCTTCATTCTCCTCCCTCACAGTCATCAGACGTTTGAGTGTAGTTGGTTTGCTCAAAGGCAAAGTCTCTTCCGTATTCTTTTTCATGAAATTTATCATCGTTTGCGAGACAATGTAATATAGAAAGTTGAAGAGAAATGCTATTGCAAACATGCGCAAAATCACAATCTCCATAGGTGGAGGTAAACTGTCAGGAGAAATCCCTGCCTTGATTGCATCATTGCGAACATTATCCATCTGATCAAGAAGGTTCATTTTTTGCTCGTTATTAAACTTCTCAATCATGTTCATCTGTTGCGCCTAATACAAAAAGATATATAACAAATAAATCCGTTTTTCAGATTAATAAATGTCTTGTATTTTCATCAGAAGATAAAATAGAAGTATTGATGGTATAAATATTATAAACAGCAAAATTAGAGGTATCATTAGAAATAAACATAATATTCTTCTGTGTTCTACTTCCATGCTATAAAATATAAATTAAAAATGAAAACTTAATCCATTTTAAACAAAAAATTTGCGGGGGATGGGATCGAACCATCGGTCTTCCGGTCACTTTGATTATATGAGCCGAACGCATTAACCTCTATGCTACCCCGCAGTAGTCTAAAACTAAATTTAGAATCAAAGAATCCGTTTTTTATGATTAACAAACTTTTAAGTTTTTTAATAAATATGAAAGTTCGTGCTCTTTATAAAATTGTAATGAATAATCAGTAAGAAATAATAATGAACGATTTAGTTTAATATAATCATATAAACCAAACCATCCATGCTTTTCAAAATCATTCATTAATCTTTTTATTAAATTTTCCAATAAAGATGCTGTTTTTCTAAATTCAATATTTGTAATTTCTATATCAATATTATTGAAATTATAAAATACTAATCTATATCTCTTTAGAATAGTATAGTGATCTCTATACCATTCTACAGATTTTTCATTATATCCTGAATCTTCAACTTCTTTAATTGTTTTATTAATAAGTTTGTAGATTGATTGTTTCTTCTCCATCTTAAATGAAAAATAATAATGAAATTTAAATCCATTTTTAAACAAAAAAATCCCCCTTTTTTTCTTTTGTTTTTTATCCTAAATCCACGGAGCCCCTGCGCGTTTGCCAAGAAGGTCAATCACCTCTTCTCGTGGAATGTTCTCCTCAATTGCTGCTGCCTTCACTTGAGCAATCACACGTTTGTATACATAGCTGTTCGGATTTTGTGACTCGTTTCGGATGTACCAAGAAAACGCTTCGTAGTTTGAGCGTTCAGAATCGTTCTTTTCAGTACGACTCCAAAGTATGTCCTCCTCCGATTTGATGGTTTTGAATTCCTCTTCTGTTGTGTCACTTCCAATCTCCAAAGAAAGGACTTTGTGGATGACGTAGTTCCGCCATGCAACTTCCAATGTGTGTTCACGTGCTTTCTGAGTGTCTGCCATGTTTGTCGCCCTACCATCTAAAAATATGGAACCAAAAAATCCATTTTTTATAGAAAAAAAGGTTTTTTTATTTTCTTTTGTTTTTTATTCCCCCATTTCCCCCTATTTTTTTAGTGTTTACTCGTCCTCCGGATTCAGACACTTCTTTGCCGGCCCATCAATAAGTTGAGTGATGCTCTCCTCACGCTGACGAAGGGCGTTCACAAGTTGAAGAATCGTCTCCGCCTCTTCAGCAAGCTTTTCGCTCTCCCTCATTGGCGACTCCTCAACGACAATCTCTATAGGAAGCTCTACAGGAACAGCAGCAGTCCCCAGCGCAAATGGACTAGGTTCAGGTGCCGCCTCATTGGGAACGAGTTGGTTCTTCAGCTCCATGTTTGCAACGATCAGTTCATCACGCTCCTTGAAGACGCGGACGTATGCCGACTGGTGAACGTCCCTCGCGTGGCGCACAAGCTCAAGCTCTTCGCACACTGCCTTGTACAACGGGTTCCACTTTTTGTCGGCAGCAGCGTAACCCTCATCGTAGTTACGCTGCTTCGCTTGCAGGAGAGGCCTCAGCATATCCTCATAGTGCTTATTGTCAGCAATTGTATCGGCTCTGTGCTTCTTCTCCAAGGCCTCCAATTGCTTTGCACACGCTTCCTTCACCGCAAGAAGCTCGGTCGAGTGTGCTTCGCAAGATTCGTCCTGCTCCAAAACTGCCTCGTTGCACTTCTTCTCCCAGTCAGCAGCAAGTGCCTTTGTCGCAGCAACCTCGTCCCTCAGACCCAGGACCTCCCTGTAGAACTTGTCGCAGTCATCCAATCCGGTGCGACCAACGTTCT